GTGCTGGGACGGGTGTTCGATCCGCGCAACAACGCACTTAACGCATGGCGGCTCGTCCTGGCTACCTCGGTGATTCTCTGGCACACCTGGCCCTTGACCGGCCACGAGATTCCGCCGAGGCCTATCACTCAGTTGCTTTCGCAGGTTGGGGTGGACGGCTTCTTCGCGGTATCGGGGTTCCTGATCACTTCGAGTTGGATACGAAACCCGCAGCCGCGCAGTTACTTCACATCAAGGGCCTTGAGGATCCTCCCTGGATTGTGGGTATGTGTATTCATCACCGCGTTCGCCATCGCTCCACTCGGCGTGTTGATTCAACGTGGCTCCGTCAGCGAACTGATGAAGTCCGGGGCGCCCGCGGCGTACGTGTTGAACAACGGGCTGATGAATGTGCTGTTCTATCCCGGCATCGCCGGCACCCCGAAAAACATTCCATGGCCCGGAGTATGGAACGGCTCGTTGTGGACGCTGGCGTTCGAGACGGGCTGCTACATCGTCGTCGCGCTGCTCGGGATTTCGGGCCTCCTGAAGTACCGGTGGACCATCCCCACCGCATTTGTGTTAACCCTCACCGCTACGGCAGTTTTCGGCTTCCCGGCTTTCGCAATGTCCACCATTCCCCAGATGATTGCCCGATTCGCAGTCATGTTCGCGGCCGGGGCGTTGATCTATCAATACCAGGACAAGATCCCCGCCAAATGGTCGCTGGTCGCCCTGTCGCTGGGACTGCTATTGCTATCCGGGCTACTGCCCAACTATCGCATTCTGGGAGCAATCCCCTTGGCATACCTGGTGATTGCCTCCGGCGCGCTATTGAAACGCCTGAACCTGCGCAATGACCTGTCCTACGGGGTGTACATCTACGCCTTTCCCATCCAACAGCTACTCGTCATCATGGGACTCGCAACATTGCGGGTGTTCCCGTTCTTCATCGTGGCGACCCTGGTGACACTGCCCCTGGCAGCAATGAGCTGGTTCGTTGTCGAGAAACGTGCGTTGGCGCTTAAGAAACGGCTACGCGTCGAAGCGGGTGCAGCGTGACCACGCTGCTAGCCGTTGGACGGTCCTCGGATGGCTGTCGTGTCGGCCTGGCGCCGCGTGCGGGCCGCACTCACCGAATCGAACAAATGTGCCTGGCTCCCCGAACCGACAGCCGTAACCGGCAGACCGCTTCAGCGCGAGAAATCGACCGATCCAACGCGATCGCCGCACTTCGGCGGTCCACCGCCGCTGACCGACGCCACCTGCCTCGACGGGCCACTTCTGCGTCGCACCGATTGATATCCCCTCAGCCATTCCTGGTCCCCGAGACAAAAAATCCCAGGTCGTCTGACCTGGGATTATTGTGGAGCTAAGGGGACTCGAACCCCTGATTAGACACCTAAAACACCAGTTGACCTGCAATCGAGTGCTCTGTGGCGTTCTTTCATGTCTAACCGTGACCTGCGGAAATCGGTTGGCGTGATGACCACGTCATCAACCCGGTATCGACCGGTCAGACCCCGTGGATACTGCTGTAGCGCCGTAAAATTGAGGGATGTCCAACGCCTTCAATGATGTGTACTCCCACGACCATCCGAGTGGTGACGCGCACGGTTGGATCCAATGGAAGGGCACGGACGTGTGCATAGATCTGCATTGCGTCTGCGGCACTCACGGTCATTTCGATGGCTATAGCATGTATTCGGTGCACTGCCAGGACTGTGGCCGTAGGTACGCGGTGGGGCAGAACGTGAAGCTGATTGAGATCAATACGCCACAGCTAGAAGAAGCAGCCAAACAGCCCTGGCTGTCCGACTTCAAGCCCTTCAACGATGACGACTGACCCCTGAACGCACAAAAACGCCCCCCGGCTCGACCATGCGGGGGTACATGGGAGCCAGGGGGCGTCTCTACCACCCCTGTGGGGTGGGACTAGGGAGGCTTTGAACACCGCAGCTTAGTTGCAGCGAAAGTAGAATTAGGGCATGTCAGAAGATGGTTTCTGGGTTGTATGGACTTCAAGTCGAGCGGGTGGGCTTGTCGGTTTTGAGGCGTCGGCAACCGAGGAGGGCGCCTACCACGACGCCTATATGGCTGTGGAAGAAATGGGCCGAAAGGTCATAGCCATTGAGCGCCCTGATCGCTCGGTCGTGGATCAGGGGCAGGTTGAGGCGTATCTAGACCGAAGGTTTCCCTGGCGACACAATCCACCAACTCCGGCGGTTGCACGACTGATCATCAAGCCGCCGGTGGATGGCGACCCGTACGACTCGGTGATCTACGACGAGGAGTTTGTCGAGGAAGATTATCGCTGCGCCGTAGAGCGATTCGGAACCGAGAGGGTCGAGCTAAAGCGGCTCGCGTAGTCAGCGGGGTCTAGGTTTCGGGCTGCGTTAGGTGCCGGAATATCTCTGCTGGCGGTTCAGGTAGTGGGTGTACGCGGTCCCCCACTCCCCATGCGAGGACGTCACGTATGTAGCGCAGGGCGATTCGCAGCAGACCGCGAGTGTTTCCGTGCTGCTCCTGCTCATTGGAGTACGCGGCTTCTACCGCGACGAGCTTCTCTTCAAGCTTGGTCACCCGATCGGCTAGGGCTTCGTAGGCTTCGGTGAATTTGGAGAAGGTGTTGCTCTTCCGGGATAGGAGGGCTACGCCGAGCGAGGACAGGAGCGATGAGCCGGCGATTAAGCCGACTACCTCAGCGACATTCACCGTGGAGTACCCGTCGACAGGTCGATCGCCTCAATGCGCGCGGACTCTGCAACATACGCGCGGACGAACTCGGGGTCGCGGGCCTCCAGTTTGAGCAGCGTGTTGAACGCCTCGTTAGACATGGGGTGTCCTCTCATTTCAGTGAAGCCAGTAGATGGATCAGGTCAAGCTGCTCGGGGATGAACTTGAGTAGTCCGGTGGTGCGCAGCAGGTGCACGGCTACTACCCCGATGACCGCGGAGCTCAGGAACATGTGGGACTGCCCGTACCTTGTGGTGGCGTCGCTGAGTAGTTCTCCGGGCGGGCAGGCGATCTCGTAGGCGACGATCCCAGCAGCCATGGTGATCCAAGCCCAATCAGATGGATGGAGCGCCATCAGTAGCAGCTCGGCATGATGTTTTGATACTTAATAAACGTCATGGGACCCTCCCCGATTTAGAGCGATGGGAAATGTGCAGGTACTAGCCGTGTCAGCCTTTACAGTGGCTTTAGAGCTGAAGGTTGGCGCCGCCCAAGATGGGCAGCCCCGCATCAGCTTTCGCGCGAAAGAAGCGGTACTCGCCGTCAAAATCGGGATTTAACTCTTCGGCAACCTCACGGCGCCAGGCGCGTTTCTCTGCCGTCCGATCAATTGACCAGGTCGAGCAGCAGTCGCACCAAACTCCGCGACCCGACACTCTTGAGCGCATCATTCCAGCCATGGGAACCCCTTCGTGAAGCCACTTCCGTACCACTTTCGGTACGGTCCTGCCATTGCAGATGGCGCATCCGTACCACCCGCTAGACACCGCGACTTGCGCTGTAGCGCCGTAAAATTGAGGGATGGAGAACGTGGACCTGCGGCAGGAGTTGGCACTACCCATTGGGACCATCGTGCAACGACCAGATGGCCAAGTGCGCGCATGGCGTGAGGACGGGTACTGGTCATTCTGGAAGCCGTATTGGAGCGACGAAGATGACCCGACCGTTGCGGATGATGTGGATTCATGGCCGGTCATCTACGACCCGACCGCTCCTAGCTAGCCGTCCGTCCGAGTACGGCTGAGCCCTTCACTCGGTTCGTTCTAGGTGTTCCACACTGTCTGCTATCAGTCCGTGTGTGGTCCAGGGCGGTTGGTTGTGCCGCGTGTACACCTTGTACTCATGTAGGAGTGTGCCGTCTGAATCGACGCGCTCGAATCCGACCATCAGCACAAATCCGGATACACCCCATTCCGGTTCGCTATCAACAGCGTCGACGTACTGCTGTATGAGTTCGTCAGGATGTTCGCTCATGGCATCTCCCACCAGGTATCAGTAGGTATCACAGCAGTGCAAAGCTTTGGACGTCGAAGCCGTCGTTGTTGATCTGGAACACAGTCAGTGCCGGGTCGCCGTCTTCGCCCATCTTGTTCATCACCCACGCTGAGCCGTTATCCAGGGTTGAGGCTTGGATGTGCCAGCGCGCCTTACCCGTTACTTGATCCCGCCCATGAGGCCGAAGGCTGGCGTAGTGGAAATGTCCAGTCAGCAGGACGTGGCAGTCCATAACGCCGCCGTGGGTCATCTTCTCCCACCACGTCTTAACCCGGTCAGCACCGGAGGCTTGGTGGCCGTGCGCCAACCCCAACCTGGTGCCGCGTACATCGAACTGCAGTGTCTCGCACCACTCGGGCGGCCGGTGGAACTCTACCGGTAGGTTCGGGCCTTGGTTGTCGGGGTTGTTGTGCCATTCAAGACGTTTGGAGATGGCCAATCCCCAGTCGTCGGTAGGCTTCCCGATCAGATCCTTACCCCGTCGCCACTGTCCGTGATTGGACGGAATGGACAGAACATCCACGGGGGCATGCTTGGCGCACAGGGTGATGGTCTTCCAGAACTCCGTGGCGGCAACCTCTACCTGATCCATGAGAGATAGGCCGTTGGTGCGGGTTTGGGCTGTGACGTTGTCGAAGCCCTCCACAATGTCGCCCACGTCCGCGATGATGATGCGATCGAACCTTGAACGTTTCAGGTAGGCATTCAGGTTTTCCCGCTTTTCCTGAAGCCGTAGTAATAGCTCTTTGACCCCGCCGAGATGGTCGACCTTCCCGGTCTGAATGTCTGCCCAGCACACCACAACCGTTGACTCGCCCGAGGGCTTCTTCGGCTGCACCGGCTTGGTTCTGCGGACCTCCGCATACAAGGCGGGTAGGTCGACAGCCCAACGCCGGACGGCGAGGTGATAGCGCCAGGAGTGGTGCTTGTGCTTCTCCCACTCCCCCTCTTTATTGCGGAAGCCCGTCTCCCACACCACGACCTGAGGGTTGCCTGCAATCTCAACCTTGGCTGGGTCGTAGTGCAATTCGTCGGCGAACTCGTTTAGGATGCCCTCGAAATCCTGCTCGTCGAAGTCATCTGAGACCTTGCCCGTCTGAATGAATCCAGCGGTGCCGTCCCACTCCGCGCGCATCCTCGCATGCTCTGGCGCCGACCCATCGCCCACGGAATCGCGTCGAGCCGATAGTCGTTTATCGAGCGCCACCACAACGCCTAACGTGCTCACGGAAGGCCGACAGGCTGGCTGTTAGCCCTTCGGACACACAGTCTTCCCAGAGCGGCGTCATCGACAAATCGCCATCACTGAGCCAACTTTCGACGGCCTGCTTCTCGTCGTGGGTCAGTGTCGCCAACCACCGGCAGGTGACACAGCCGCGACTTGCTCTAGCGACAGTGCCTTGCCGACGCTGAGCCAACCGTTCGGATAGGGACATGTGAACCGCCTTTCATGGGGCGCTTCGAGGGCTCTATTCAGTTGTTAAGTGAGGTCAGCGGGCGGCAGTAACTTCAGTTAAGCGGAACGGAGTTCGCGACTGCGGCGTTGAGCGCGCGCCTTCGTGCAACGTTTGCAATAGCGCGCTGCGCCCCGCTTGCCGCGATAAACGCCGTCATACAGGTGGCCATTCGGGCAGGTTTGCTTCTTGGCGTTATGGTTTGTGCGCTGCCTGACTGCATCTAAAGTGTTCTCCGAGCGTGTATCCCACCGCAGGTTTGACAATCTGGCATTGGACCTATCGCCGTCGTTGTGGCAGCACTCCATACCGTCAGGTCGCGGTCCAATGAATGCCTCTAGGACCAGGCTGTGGATGTTGGCAAAACGCTTCAACCCGCTAGCCGCATCGATGAGCGTTACCCGTGGGTATTCGGTGGCTCCGGGGCTAGGTTTAAGGACTCTCCCCGCCCGGAAGGTGGGCTTGCCATATCGCCCAACCGGAACCATGCGATCAAGTGATCGAACTCGCCCCTGGTCGCTGACCTCGTACAGGTTTTCCCAGCCGACTACAGGACGCCATTGTTCGCGGGTAGCATTCACTGCTAGCCCTCCTTCTGCTTGCTCAGATTGGTGGGTTAGGGATCGGGTTGCGTTGGTAGCGCGCCCGGTCCCGATTTCAATCCTACTGTCCAGCAGTGACAATGCCGCTCTTTAGCCGCAATGGCTATGCGGCACGCAGATAGTCGATGGCGGGTTGTGGGTCGTAGTTCACGTGCGGCGCTGTGCCGCTTCCGAAGAACATTCCCGCGTCATAGATCGACTCGAAAACCGCCGGGAGACCCTCTATCGGATCCGCTACGAGATGTGCGAATCGCTTGGCGAGAGAGATCGGTCCGCTCCATAACGTCTGCTGCATGATGATGTCGCAGATCGCCGATTCGTTGTCGCCGCGTGGCCCAACTTCGGTGTCGGTGTACAGGTCTCGTCCCCACTCGCTATTGGCTCCGTGTGCGAAGTCCATCCAGTAGTCGGGGGTGCCCTGCAGCCGGTCGTACAGAATGCCCTGTCCATCCGGCACTACCCAGCCGGCTCGGACGTTTCCGTTCGCCTTGTGAAGCTCTCGCATGGGGTTTCCCCATGTGACGCCCTTTTTCACCTGGGGCAGCAGATCGTGCAGCATGCCATTGGGGTCCACGATGTCGTGCTTGTACACCCACGATGTGACGATCGCACCTTGGCTGTACCCGGCGAGCCAGATGCGGTATCCGGGGTATCGGTTGTTGTAGTCGCGCAACTGTAGGCGTAATTCGGCAATGCCTTGCAGCACGGACCGCCACATCGGGAACGGATCGGCGGGGTAGTTTCCGATGGGCTGCCAATGGCATAGATCGAGACATTCCCTGGCGGTGTCGGCCGGGTAGCCGGTCCACATGTCTACGCCAGTTCCCTGGACTGTGAATAGGACCGGGGTGACGCCGAGCCTGATCAGGTCGTCGTTAGACACAATCCCGTTCTGGGTTTGGTTCGTGCGGCGCTGGTATTCCTTCTGGACCGCTTGGTCGTCATACCCGAAGTACGAATCGACCTTCAGGGGTCCCCCGTCAGCGGCTTTCGCGTAGGAGGCGTAGCGGGCCAACATGACCCGCTGCCACCTCGCTACTACCTCCCCATGGGAACCAAGGGTGAGGATCACTCAGTCACACCTTTGATGATCTGCTCCGCCAGAGGGCCAAGGGAAACCTGCGGGCCGACAACATTGCCGACGGTGGCCTGAATCTTGGTGATGCTGTCCACGGCAACCTGGGTGGCGGCGGCAAGCTGATCCTGCGCCGCCTGCGCGGTGGAGTTCAGCTGCGCCTGGATGTCCTGCAAGCTAGTCACGGCCTTGTCCGCTGCAGCACCAGGGGCGTTCTTGATCTGCTTGTGCAACACCACGCCCGCTGTCCCGAGACCGGCCACGCCGAAGACGCCACCAATGGCGATGACCGCGTTGACCCAGGACTGCCCGACCGTGTCACTGACCACACCCGAAGTGACCAAGATGGGAATAATCGACAGAGCTGCCGCGCCAATGAGGTAGTACCACTTGCGAATCTGGTCGGTCATGATTGTCCCTTCTGAGAGATGAACTCCTGCAGGACTGCAGGGTTGGTGGCTTCGATGTCGGCAAGCACAGCTTTGGCGTGCGCAATGGTGGCGGCGTCAGTGCGTGCGCCTTGTCCGGCGGCTACGCGGGCGATGCGACTAATCGCCTCGATGTCTCCGAGCTTGGCGTCCGCCTCGACGGTCAGGTCCTTATGCGCGGCGCCATCGATCGACTGGATGAGCTGCACCAGGTTGTAGATCGGGCCTTCACCGGGTGTGGCGTACATGGACACCGATCCCACAGAAGGCTGGGTGAACAGCCGATAGAGGGTGTCCCACTGGTCTTGTGGCACTTGGGCCATGTCTTCATCTCCTAGATTGCTGAGTCGGGCGTAGATCTGCTGGGCCTCGGTGTAGCGCTCGTCATAGCGGTACGGGAAAGCACTCACTTGCACGGCCTGCGCCCATCCACCGGGCGTACGGGAATTCGAGTTGTAGTCGAAGTCGGTAAGACCGCGCTGCCCGCTATGGCCGCCAAGGAAGAACAGTCGCGCCGACAGGGTGGGGTCCATGGTTTCCGACAAAGGACCCCATGCCTGGCGCTGCTGGAAAAGCCCCGTAGAGTCGTGGTCGCTACCGACCTTCTCGTGCGGGTAGCCCAGGCTCGCTGGGACATTGCTGTTCGCGTACATCGTGAGATTGGTTTCCACGAGCTCCACTGCGATAGCGATGCATATCCCCTTGGGGGTGATACCGAGTCGCTTACCCTCGTTGATGGTGGCCAGCGCGTATCGATCCTTGGTTGACAGGACCACCGAGTTGCCGCGCCGGAACGTGGAGAATCCGTCGGCCCGAATCTTGCGGGCGATGAAGTCCGCGGTGTGCGGGTTCTGGTAGGTGTTGTATCCAACCTGGAAGTGCATGGCATCTTTCGGGGACTGCCAGTCCTGCCCCCAGAAGACGGTCTGCTCGTAGAAGTCGAGCAGTTCCCGGACTGTCGCCGTCTCTTTCGATGAGAACCCGGCGTAGCTCACCTGGAATGGGTGATCGTTCCAGTTGAAATCGCATGCCGTACCACTCAGATGGTTCGATGTTGGCACCGAGTTGGTGGGCGTCCAGCACGCCGAGTCTGGATCGCGCAGCGGTTCAACGTAGGCGTTGAAGTCCGCGGCGAATGCCCGCAGTATCGCCAACGGCTGCCCGTTCTGAATCTGCAGACTAACCGACGTGCCAGGCACGGTGACCCAGGTGCACTCCTCGGAATTGACCATGGGCCACCCGTTCTCGGAGAACGAATTCCCATACACGACCCGCGGCATCAGTACGACCACCAGATAGCGGCCAGCCACTCATTGATCTTGCGGCGCAACCGTTTCATCAGATATCCCCTATGCGTGGGTCTAGACCAGGCCGCCCATACAAAGTGCTGACCCATACGGTCGGCAGCTTGAGCTTGGGCCGGAGCCACATCCCGAACCCAAACCCCACCAACCCGATAGCGGCGTAGAAGGCGGGGTACCGCAGCAGTTGAGAGAACATGCGACCTCTTTCGGGCATTAAAAAAGACCCCGCACTAGCGAGGCCCACAAGGAGATGCGTGCTAAGCGAATGTCACCGTGTAGATCGGTGAAGGAGTTCCGTCGCCATCAATCGTGAGAGAGTTGCCGTTGGTAGTCACCACATCGGCAGGGGTGTTGTCTAAGAGCACGTAGCACATCACGTTGCCGCCAAGCTCGTAGAGAACCGCGTAGCGTGCTGTGATGCTGCCGCCGGATGCAGTCCACGATGGGTTGGTGGCGAAAGTTACGGACGGGCTGGTCGTTCCACCGATGGTGAGCGATACAGCGACACCACCTGTGGTGTAACCATTTCCGTTCGCCACTTCATTGGTGACACCAGCCCATGTGGTGGTTGATGCACCAATATTGGACGAAGCGGTTACCAGGGCAACTCGCCAGGTGTCGGAGTCCACATCGAACGTGCCGTCTATGACGTTCTTCCGAGCCGCAGTGGGATACGTCCATGTTCCTGCAGTCATTGGGGTGTCCTTTCGTTAGTTGATGATTTCGACGGTTGCTGCCGCGTAGTTCTGGCCGGACTGCCCACCCGTCTGAGCCACAGATCCATCGGTGGTGGTCACGTTCTTGGTGTTGAATGCAGAGGCCGAACCGAACGCAGAACCAGATGACGCCTGGCGCGTGTATCCCGCTGGCGCGGCATCCCATCCGCTAGCACCAAGGCTGGCGTGGCCGTGGAAATGCAGCAGCACCGAGGATCCGTCGGTGTGGGTCAATGTCACCGACGGCGCAGTGGATGAGGCGCCGGTTCCAGCGGCTCGGGCATGACCACCGATCGGCGAGGATGCGTTTTGATCCCGTATCACCACCGCGATCATGTGTGAAGCGCTACCCCAGGAACCAGACGTTGTGTTGGTCGCAGTGGCCTTGAAATACGCGGTAGCGCAGCCCGAGCCGCTACCACTGTTGGCGTTGTCGATATAGGTGTAGTCCGGTACCGTGCCGCCCGCCGATGGCTTCGTGGGCGCAGATGTTGAGAACGGGTTGTACGCGAACAGAACAATCAAGTCGCCGATTTGATGAGTCGGGATAGTGACCGAACTGCTCGCATTTCCATTGGCGCCAACAAAGGACACGGTGTGGATGGTTGTGACCACAGGCGTTCCGCCCGTAATGGTCACAGAGGCCCCAGCGGGCGCCACCCGCGTATCGATAACCGGGCGTCCACCCGTGATGGTCAGAGACGCGGCAGGTGGAGGGTACCGAACATCTATCAATGGGCGTCCACCTGTAATAGTCACAGTGGCGGGCGTCGGGGCTATCTGTGCAGCGAGCGACGGAGTGCCCCCGGTGACGGTCACAGCCGCAGCGGTAGGTGTCACGATCGGTCCCGTAGTCACCACGGGCCGCCCACCGGTAATAGTCACCGACGCGCCAGCCGGGGAAACTATGTTGTTCTGGGACTGAACAATCGATGGTGTTCCGCCCGTGATTGTCAATCCGGCAGCTGTTGGGGCAACGACGGTGCCCACCCTGATGCCTGGCTGCCCGCCGGTAATCGTGAGCTGGGCTGGTGTGGGCTGGATTGGCGGGCCGTCCACACTTGGCCGCCCGCCGGTCACGGTTATGACTGCCGGAGTTGGGGAGATATGGTTGTCTTGCGTTGCCGTGACCTGTGGGCGCCCGCCAGTGAGCGTGAGTGTTGCGCCCGTAGTCTCGATGAATGTTTCGGCCCACCAGCCGGTTACACCAGCCATAGCTAGATGCGGAAGATCCGACTAGCCCCGTTGTCCCAGGTGACCGTTATGTTGGTGCCATCGGGGATGGTTGGCAACCCGGATGCTGTGTCGTATAACGCGACAAGCTGCGATGTCCCCGCGGTTCCGGTGTCTTGGTAGATGATCCAGCGCACGATCGTTGCACCCGTGACGGTCGGGAATACCACATCAGCAGCGTCAGCGACACCAGCAGTCCACGACTTGCTGGACAGGTTGGAGGATGTGCACACAATCCCCGTGAGGTCCGAAAGGTACTGATGGGTTGCGACATTGGGGGTGTAGGTGGCGTCCACCCCGCAGACTTTGAAGTTGTGTACTTCCCAATCGAGGTCGCCCTTAAGGAATGCCTCGCGGGCGTGATCGAACAAAGCGTTAACCATAAGGTTCTCCCTATTCCGCGTTGGAGACGATGGGGATCGCGATACCGATCCATGGGGCGGCAGCTGTGAGGGTTTGGGTGAACGTCACCGAACCCCCTGGGGCGTCACCGAATATCAGTCCAGCACCGAACGCGACGGCATCCAAATGTCCACGCTCGGTTTGGTTGTAGGCGCTGGTCTGACCCCCGTACAGGAAGGCGTTGACGATCCTGCCGTGGCTATTGGTGGAGGCACTGACCGATGGGGATGCGCTGTAGCCCTGAGTGATTACGGGTGTTTCAATCCCCGCGGGCGCGGCCAGTTTGTAGGATGCTGCACCGGTTGCATAGTTCGACCCATACGGTGTGCCGATCAGGTTGATCGACCTAGCCCCAGTGGGAGGATCGAGCAGCCACCACACCACCAGCCGGTTAGATCCATTGGAGATAACCGGCAGTTTGTTCATAGTGACGCCACCGATTTTCGCCGTCACCCCAGACATGTCTATGCCGGATTGCGTTGCCATATAGGCGAACACAATGTTCGCTTCGGGGTCCAGCGTGAATTCCGGGATCGTCGCCTGACTTGTGCCCACGGTGCTCTTGTTGTCGAACTTGACATCAATACTTCCGACGATCGGTTTCCCGACCGAAGCTTTCGACGGGATACCGAACACCCGATTCGCCTGATAATCAGGGACCGTCAGAGAATCCGGGTACAGGTACTTGCCGATTTTGAACATCATCGACACCTCAACCTCAACGGTCGGGGTCTGGGCGTTCTCACACATCGCGAACAACGTGCCGTTCGGCAGGTAGTAGACCGAGACTTCGTAGCCGCGCCACGACCCACCGTGGCCGCGCCACTGTCCGAGCTCAAACATGCCGTGCCCGTACCCGAAATAGGTCAGCTGATCATCATTGCCCCATGGCACGGGCCAGTAGCATTTTGTTCTCAGCTCATGCAGTTCAGGACTCAGCAGAGTTCCGTCACGTAATTCCTTGGCCCACAACAGCAGATCGTGGGCGGTGGAAATCATGACACCGGCAGCGCTCGCATATCCCGGCCCGGTTTCAGTGGCGTCCTGCCAGGCCCCACCACCGAAAATACCGGTGGCCCAGGCATGCCCGTTCGCATACGGCTCGGGCATCTTCGCGGTGGTGGGCCAACTGGTTTGCGTCAAACCCAACGGATCAAGAATGTCCGTCTGCAGAACATCACGTGTGGGGCGGCCATTGACGATCGAAACGATCATCCCCAGCAGGAAGTAGTTCGAGTTGACGTACGCCCAACCCTGGCCAGGTTCAAAGGACGGCTCGTGCTGTTTGACGATCGCGAGTGTTTCTTCGTCCGTCCAGTCAGAGGTCGGCATCAGGAAGTAGCGCATCATCATGCCGAGGTCGGTTTGTTCGTTGAACAGACCCGACCGCAGACACATCATGTGCCGGACCGTTATCTTGGTGCCACCCGGGACGCCGGGAAGGAACTTCTCCAGCGGGTCATCCAACGACAACAAGCCACGATCAACTGCCTGCAAGATCATGGTCGCGGTGAATGATTTCGTGCAGGAGCCGATACGGAAGTGGTCTTCCAGGATCACGTTCCGAGCCCCAGCGGCAGTGGAGACCTTGCCGTAAGCCTTCGTGTAGTACCCATCTGGGGACTGGATGGCCAACACCCCGCCCGGGGCGGTCATGTTCGCGGCCACGATCGCGTCGATAGCGGCCTGATCCTCCAGCGGAAGCAGCGACAACCCACCCGAGACGGTGGGTGTGCCCAGCGAGGCGGTGGACTCGATGCTGGGAACCAAGACTTGGCCGGGGCCGCCGATGATTTCTTCACCCTCAAGCGGGTTCTGCCGGAACCGATACCAGCCCCTACCGTCGGCGCCCTTGCCGCCGAACTGGAACGTCAGCCCATTGCCGCCGTTACCACCACCACCGGGTGAGACACCGTCCGCCCCGGGGACTTTCTGGTCGCCGCCGCCGACGTACTTCTCACCCTTGTACTCGATGGTTCCAGGGCCGCGACCGATCGGATTCGATCCGAGCTGCAGCTCTGTGCCGCCAACACCGGGTTCGCCCGTAATGCTGTAGTCGGGGATCGACCAGCTGCTGGCCATTCCGTCCTCGCCGTCGTCGTGACCAATACGGCCACCCAGTCCACCGACACCTTTGGTGAAGGTCATGACGGCGTCGTCACCGAAGTGAATCCCCCGCTGCCAGGTCGCCGACTTATACAGGCCGGGAGAACCGGACTCGCCGTGGAATCCGAGCGTCAACCCCATCTGGCCACCACCAGCAGCACCGAGGGCTGTTACATCGACGAAGTTGCACCACGACGGGATCGGGATGGTGCCGGATTCGGTCACATAGTCGCCGATGGGGTCGTAGTAGCCCACACCGTTGCCGGTGTCGATGGCTGTTTCAATCCACGGGATGTTCCCCGACCTAACAACACTGGATTTGGCGATGGTCGACGGAGGTGTGTTCGGTGACGACGAGTTATCTCGTGTCGCAGCCAGGCCAACGACCTGCGCGAACGGATGATCAGGAATATCGTCCGTGGTGGAAATCCCGCGGACACTGTGGGTTCCGCCGACGGGGACGAGTTCGTAGGCGTAGTCTTCACCGGATATCTGATCCAGAGGGGTGTCGAGCTGGTAGAAGGTCCAGTTTGGGGTTGAGCCAGCGGTCAACTCGGACAGGATGTTCGGGGAGTGGTGGGCCAGCGCCCAGTCGCCGGTAGCTGAGTCGAGCTTCCAGATGTTGACGTAGAACGCCGTCAACCCACTGGTGCCGCAACCCAGCCACGACACCACACCTAAAGCGATGTCTCGCCGCACCCGCATCGTCGCAATCAATGACGCACTCTGAGTCGCAGAGAGGGTGGTATTGATACTGGTGATGCCGTAGTTTGAGCGGCCAGATGGAAGTAGGCCGCCGGTGTTATTACGCTGGCTCAGGATCTGGAAGGCGCTCTCCCCCATCGCCGCCGCTGTCTGTAGGAGCTTCGCGACGTTGAACAGGTCCGCGAACCCACCGTTGGAGTTTGGGTCGGTTGAGCCCTGCATTCCACCGAGAAGATGGGCAAGTAACTCCTCGAACGTGGTGTTAGCGTCTCCTGGCCCGCCGAAGCCAAGGATCTTGAATAGCGGGATATGAGTGACAGCATCGAACAGATCTTCCAGAGTGTGTAACGCGTTGTTAGAGCCCGTGATCCCGTTGACTACGGTGTCGATGATCAACTGCCACCGCGACAGCACTTCCTGGAACGTGTTCGACAACCCGTCGATCCAGCCCTGCTGAATCTTGTTGGTCTTCTTACCAACACCGTCATCAAAGTTGAAAACACCCGAGGTGGCATCCTTGCTGACAAGGATGCGCACACGCACCGCATGCACACCATCGGGAACCGTGTAGTTCCCGGTCATTTGACGCCAATCCCCCGTTGACGTGTTCGGGTTCAGCGTCGCAACGTCCTCAACACCAACCTGCACAGCGCTATCACCGCGACCGGAGAACTCGACCATCTGCAACTTGATCGGCGAATTAGTACCCGTATACCCGGACCACTTAACCCACATCTCCAATGACATGGTTTGGCCAGGGTTAGCAAGGATCTCGTTGGACCGCAACGCTTTCGTGACACCGTTCGCGGTGACCTTCACACTGCCGGAACTGTCCGCACTATGCGTGACACCGGACTCCCACGTCCAGTACGGGTTGTCGGCGATGCTGGCGCCGTCCTGGAAGTTGCCCGCCACCAACAGGTTGGGCTGCTCATCGGTGATCCAGCTGAACGACAACGCCGGGATCAGGTTCGACAGAATGAATCCGTCACGCCCGAACAGGTTTCCGTTCAGGAAGTCCTTGATGATCTCGATGATGTCGCCGATGATCGGGATGTTCTGTGCCCACTCCTGCAACTGGTCAAACGACGGTTCTCCAGGAATGAAGGTGCCCACCACCGCCAGCACTACGCGGCGAATGAACTGCTCAATGAGCTGTTCACCGAACTCAATGAGCTGCTGGGCCGTGAAAGGCCGCGTCAGTTCAGTGGACTCCTGCGGATGGACTGGGGCCGAAGGTATGTTGACGGCCCAATCGGGAACTCCCGATGTCACAGCGGCAGCACCAATGCATGGCACAGCGTCGAGGACGCTGAAGTCGTGTATGTGCTTGTGCCGGCTTGGCGTTCGCACCGGATGTACACCGTGGCCGAAGCGTTGGCCGCGATCGTGTCATAGGCATCTGCCAGGCCAGCGGCTTTACCTGGGGTCATTACCAGGCGTTCGGTCTGCGCTATACCGGGGCAGCGGCCGATGATGTTGCCGCCAGACTCTCCGTTTAGGCGTGCGATGAGGTCCACGCGGACATCCGCCGCTTCCCCAGTGACCACCGTGTGCCCCACACCCAGTACTCGCCGCGCGTAAGGCCGTGGCGGGATGGCGATCTGCGCCAGGGTTGAGTTCTGATTCCCCGATGCCGTGTTGTTGACGGTGCCCGGGTAGAAGACTTCGGGGATTCTCTGCGCGACGAGCTCAAATCCGGTGAGTCCGGACGTGACCGCGGGAATCTGCCCGGCCACAGGGGTATCCGACAGATCGGTCGGATCCCAGACCGTGTTGCCGTCGTCGCCCTTGCCACCCTTGTGTAGGGCGAGATTCAGCTTCCACTCACCCGGTGTGCTATCCGTGGGGGGTGTGATCAGAGTCCACGAGGCCGAATCGGCTGTTACGTCGCCGGCCTCTAGGGCTGTGAAATTGATGGCCGTGCTGATCGTGGCGTGCTTACCCGGAGTGCCTTGAGCTACCGGCGGAATACCGACACCGATCCCGCCTTGTGGACGCAGCAGGATCATCGCAGCGCCAGTCTCGGGATCAACCGGGATCCTGATATCGCCCTCGAACTGGTACCAGAGACCATCTGGGGTTGTAGGCCAAGACATGCTGTCTCCAATCGGGATTGGGAAACGAGAGGGCCACGGCGCAGACACCCGTGAGAACGTTGATCCGGCAATAAAATTGAGGTATGAGTAACCTCGAAAACTGGCTGCCCGTGATGGGTTATCCCGGATATGAAGTGTCAGATCAGGGACGGGTACGGTCGCTCGACCGGCAGGTTCGGAGCAGGTGGGGCACCCCGAAGACCTTGCGGGGCAAGTTCCTGTCCCAAACCCTCATAGGCGGGTCCGGAGAATCCGGCCGTTACCCCGGCTGCGTTCTGTACCGCGATGGGAAACGTCGACAGGTGGCAGTCCACGTACTCGTCCTAGAGACCTTCGTTGGTCCGCGCCCGGATGGAATGGTGGGTTGCCATCGCGATGACATCCCCACCAACAACCACCTAAGTAACCTCTATTGGGGGACTCAGGCTCAGAATGTGTCTGACGCGATCCGCTCCGGTCGACATAGGGCCGTCACTGAGTCATCCAAGACGCACTGTCCATACGGGCATGAGTACACCCCGGAGAACACCTATGTGAAACCGCGAACCGGACACCGAGGGTGTCGGCGTTGTCATTGCGATGAAGTCAAGAGGGCTTACCACCGTCGCAGGCAAGCGTCATAGCGCTAGCTCTGGGGGCTGAGGGTAAGAATATTTATGGCTTCGAATGCCCCTGTGATCAGGCGCTGGAATTTGCCCAATGGCGCTTCGTCACGTCGGCCGTCTCCGAGTTGAGCCACCACGGTTCGCTCATCTGGAGTGATGCGCCACATGACGTTCTCGATATAGTCGGTGACCATCTTGGTTCGGCCGTGATAGACGACCGACATCAATCCGCCCTTGAAAACGTCTCTCCCCAAGGCGTATTGGTCACCGTTGCGGAACGTGACTTGGGCGGTGGTGTAGCCCTGCGAATCAAAGAGGGCGTTGATGAACGCGAATACCGTTTCGATGTTGTACGGCGCTGATGCGGTGGGATAGAAGCGCTCGACCGCGGGGTGGTAGGGGCCGACTTCATCGCGTCGGTCGTAGTGCTGCATCAGCTGGAAGGCCAGGAAGCTGTTGTTCAGGAAGCCCGATAGCAGGTCTGATGGGATACCGGAGAACCCGACCACGATCATCAGCGAATCGATCAACCACGCGAACGTGGCATTCATCAAGTCGTTCAACCACTTCGGGCTCCGGCCGCCAATGATGTGCTGCCATCCCTCGGGGGTATGGTTGGTGATCCGGCACGAGGTGATAGATGAGTCCTCGCCGGATTCTGGCGCAACAAGATAGGCGTAGGGCTGCTCGAAGTTCACACCTAGTAGTGGCGCGTAGAACACCCCATCCATGCCGGGGACTTGCTTCATGACCGGCTTGAAGATCCCGCCCAGTGATCCACCCAGGTCCACCACGGTCCGCAAGACCGAATCCAGGACAGTTTTTGTGGGGCCTTCAATTTGGCTGCGGTCGACAGTCGAAAAGACGTATGTGGGCTGATCGAGGGTGATCCACTGATCGGGCTGCTCATCACCGGGCCGCCACAGATCCATACGGGTGTCGACTCCGTAGGCTCGCGTGACATCCTTGATTACCGAGCCAACGGTCTCCATGCGTACGGTCTTGGCACACAATGGTGATGTGTCCAGGAACGGGTTGGTGCGCTTGACGTAGGTGGGTGTGCGTAGCATGCGCGCGAAGGTCTGAATCGACAGGCCATCGCGGTCCAGGGCTTGCAGGATGGTGCCGAACCAGGCCCGGATGTCGGGGTTCAAGGAGAGCCCGTTGTTTATGGCTTCCATCCACCCCGACTGGAGACGAATCGCGCACTCCGCGACCATGTTCTCCACGCAGGTCTGCAACGCCCAAATGAAGATCGCGTGCGAAAACGGCTGGGCCTGTATGGGTAGCCACCATGACGGCCATATCACGTAATAGTTGAGTATGTCCCAGATGCCCCGGGCTTCAACAGTTCCCGTCCAGGCGCCGTCTTGGTACTCCCAGTCGTGCTTTTTGACGTAGAAGTTCTGCCGCAGGCCCGCGGTCTCTACCTCAATGCCCACCATCGTGTTCCGGCAGTCCATGAACATCTGCACGAGAGGGCTATCGCCCTTGTGCTTGATCCGGGCGGTAGGGCAGTCATTACGGGGATCGGTCCCCGACGCCTCCATGAGTTCATTACCGATTGACCCCATGGGTGTCCAGAACTTGTCGCAGACCGTGAAACGGAAAGTGGTGTCTACCTTCGATTTCTTCTCCGTCAACGCCCGAGCTGTCGTGGCGATGCGGGTGATGTCACCGGACTGGATAGCCGCCTTCCAGCGGTCCATGTCCGAGGTCACAACGGCCCCTGATGGTCGTGGCAGGTTGAAAACGTCCCTAGCGTTGAGACGCCTTGCTCACTGACGCTGTATAGCGGCACGCGGATACCGCTGGGCTTCAGGCATTTCGGGCACCACAAACCCGCCTCCGGTTCACCGGTCCAGAGGCGCAGTATCAGCGCCATTACAGCGGGTATCTCCGCAGCGGCGTTCCAGAAGCGATGATCTTCGAATCAGCGTTGCCGTTGTCGATCGCAACTTTGACGAAGTACGGCTTCGCGTCCTCGCCTGGGGACTTCGGGGGGATCGCCGCATTCTGGGAGAACCGGCCCTTGAGGTACTTGTACAGGTTCCCCTGGGGTGGCTGGATTCCGAAGAGAGACTTAATCTGGTCGCCGAGGGCCGAGTTGTTCATGCCTGCGAAGCTCAGGAACTTCGAGATCGCGTCCTGGAAGATGTTCAGCTCTTGGGGGGTTGGCGGGACGGCGGTCAAGTCCTGCACCAGCGTTGTGTTTACACGGGGGTCGGTGCGCAGAAACACGATTTGGTTCGGCAACAGAGGCCCGAACTCCACAAACTCATCGGAGCCCGGGCCGTCGTAGATCTTGAAGATCCCCGGACCGAACAGGGTGTAGTCGTCATACATCAGCTGGTCGCCGATATTCACCCGATGCAGGAAGCCCTCTTGGGAGACTTCAGAGTTGTCGCCAGCTGAGATCTTGCGGATCGCCGCGGGCGTGGCTTGGGTCAGTAGCGCACCCCCGGCATACATGCCGTTGCCGATACCGCGGTTATCTACACCCATGGGCGAGCCAGTGCCAGATTCGGTGTGCGACAGGATTTCCAGTCCGTTGCGCAAGACCTTGAAGATGCGTTTGTTGCCCTCATATCCGCAGACCAGGGTCATCTTCTCCCCCGGCAGGGGTGGGATGAGCATGGAGAACGGTTGGTTGCGCATCGATGTCTCAACGAAGTCGACCATGTAGTACAGGCGCAGCACCCCGAACCCGTACTCGACGAAAACCCCAGAGCCGTCCCAATTCCCATCCTCGTCGCGACCCATACGCCCGCCGAGGATGTTTCGCGCCGAATACGGCAGCGACCACTCCTGGAACGATCCGTGTACCTGCGAGATGACCTGGTTGTCGGTGTCTGTGTTGAAGTCCGGCCACGGGCCGTTGATGACTTGGCGCGCTTCGGTGGTGGTCAAATCGTCAGGGTCATCAACCCAGATCATCTGATCACCGTTCGAGGTGCAGTACCCTCCCCCGTCACCCTCATACCACTGAGGGATATCCCCCAGGTCTTGAGTGGAGCGGTTGTCGACGTTGAAGGTGTCGGTCATCGCCTCGTACAGGAAGATGAAAGAATCTGCGTGGTCGTAGGTTTTCCAGCAGCCGGTGTCAGCCTGCAGGCGTAGACTGGCGCTCTGCGAGCTCTCGGTGCGAATCCCCGAGACCTGATCCTTGGGGTCGCCCTGGAACCAGCGCACATCTGCCCACCAATACCCTGCCTCGTGATCTACGAAATCGAGGCGCGACTGCCGGTTAGCGTCTATAGAGTCGACCAGGTACCGGTAGACCCTTCGTGTCGCCTGTGGGGTCGGCCCCTTACACACTGCGGTGAGCTGGACCTCGATCGGATCCAAAAGTGCGTCAATATGGGTGACGCCATCCTGTGTCGCGCCCTTCTGTGTGATGTGTTTCCAGGGCGGAATTAGTCCCTCAAGTTTGAGAACCTGCACACAGTCGCCATTGGGCTCTGGGATGGAATGCCCACCCATCATGTAGATCTCGACCGACCCGTCAAATGAGGTGAGCCTCATCATGGGCTTTTGACCGCTGATGATGTGGTACCAGCCATGCGGGGTTATCGGACCGGATGGTATGCGGATGGTCATTACATTCCCGGCGCTTGGTTTTTGGCCTGCGTGTGGTACTCAAAGTCCCGCATGAGCCCGTCGCCAGTATCGCGGCTGTTGTTGATGGTGATGTCGTAGGTGTTTCCACCTTGTGCACCTTGCTGATTCTGCTCGCCGCCTTGACCCGAGGGGGGCGGTGCGGTGGCTTTTCCTGCCATATTCGGGAGAGCCGGTGCGGCGCCAGCTATGCCTCCGACGATCTTCGTCAGCCAGCTCTTGTTGGCCAATTCTGAACCGCCGGTTGGCAAGAAGGTATCCATCAATCCTTGCACTCCGATTCCCGCGACCTGGCTGCCGTATTCGATGGCCCTATTCGCCAGCTTCATTCCCGTCTGGGCAGCCTGACCCGCACCGGGGGCGAGAAGGTCCAGGCCGGAGGCCGCAAGACCCATGGCAGTGTCTAAGGTGCCGCCGGGGGTCATTCCCACGCCGCCTTTACCGGTGCCCGATGCGGGTTCCACACCGCCGATTCGGCTAGCGGTCTGCGATGGGCTCCAGCCCTGCGATGGTCCCGTCATGCCGCCCATACCGCCGCCCATTGGAATGGGGTTCGTTAGACCGGGATTGGCCAGTCCGGCGTCGGGCAATGGCGCGTAGGACTGACCGGCCTGGGCCATGGGTGATCCGACCGGCAAGTAGTACTGCTTGCTGAACTGCCTATCAAGGGCACCCGCAGCCGAACCGCCCAGCATGGGTCCGTGGCCACCGCCGGACTCAAAGTTCATGCCATTGGGCAGCGTCGCAGCCATATGCCCCTGCTGACCGGGTAGTGGGGTGACGCCCACATTGAATGCGCCAGGCTGGTATCCGGGTCGGAAGCCGAACTTAGCGGCGCTTTCGTCGGTCGCGAATGCCGTGGTGTCGAATAGCCTCGCGGGCGAGGATGTGCCGGACTGAATAACCTCAACGAGATCGGAGACCGCGCCCGAGCAGTCGGCCAAACCGTTAGCGAGATTGGATGCTGGGGCATACTTTCCACCGCGAGCCGCCAGTGCGTACATGGCGGCGAGGTTCGGGTTCGCGCCCGACTGTAGGGACATCGGTCCGATTCCCTGCGCGCCATAGGTGGACGTTGGCGCAATGCCCGTGAACTGTGGCCCGAATGCGCCTTGTGCGCCAAGGATTCCCATCGCGCCGTATCCGCCCTTGGATGGGTTGGCTGCGGCTATCGCGCTGAGCTGTCCCATCATTGGGGCGAATGCGAGATTGGCGAGGAACTTGGTTATGTTTTCGGCGAAGCCGCCGAGCCCCTTGGATGCACCGAAGTCGGCGTCCAGTTTCGCACCGATCTCCCCCATGTCATCAGCGAAGCCCTTCATCTTCTGAACGGTTCCGCGTTGGGCTTCGGCGAGCTTCATCTGAGCGGACTGGTAGGCGCGCTCATCCTCGGCGACTTGGTTTTTGGCACGAAGCAGCTCAAGTTGATCCGCGGTGCCCTTCTGCTCCAGCTGAATGAGTTTCAGCCGGTCCTGTTCCAGGTTGTTCTTGGTGCGCATCACGCTGGACTCGGCATCGAAAATTGCCTGTGGATCCTGTCGGCCTGAGAAGCTCGCATTCGGAACACCTGGTAACACACCTGGGGGTGTCACGAATGAGCTGTTGCCGCCGACCTCGAACTGTGAAGGATCGATGTAAGCGGGCTGATCCTTGTCGCCCTTCTTGGGTTTGGCAGGGGTGTTTGAAACCCCTTCCCGATATCCAGGCGGCAGACTGCCGAGGGTCGCCAGAACTCCACCCATCGGGCTACCGAACGCGTTGAGCGCTGATCCTGTGGCGCCAAGGCGCTGACCTGTGCTCAAGTTGCTCGGGTCGTATTTGTCCCGATATTCGATGTGGACAACCATGCGGCCATCAGGAAGCTGCTTAGCCTCCAACCCGAGCGTCTTGAGCTTGTTCTTGACCTCATCAGAGTTGTCTTTGATTACGAAGTCTTTGGTGCCGGGGATCTCCTCGATCTTGCCCTTGAGGGAGTCGATCGCCACACCGTTGCGGCGATACATCTCTTCTTGGGCTTGGGTTTCCCGCATTGAGTCGGTGAACCCGTCCCGCATACCGCGGATACCCTCGCGGAGTTTGTCGATACCGTCGGCTGTCGATCGCATGTTTGACCCGGCATCGGTCATGACGTTGGACCACTTGAGCACCGCGCCGCCCGCGGTCTCCATCGCTTCACCGGTGGCCTTCATGCCGGGGATGTGTTTGGTGACCGATCCGATGGCTTGCACGACTCCACCGATGGCCTTACCCATGTTCCCGAAGACAACCCCCAACGCGTCGGCGAGGTAACTTGCGGCGTCCAGGATCCTGGCCGTGAATCCGAGGAAGGCGTCGGTGCCGGTGGCTATGGCAGAGGTGACGCTGGTGACGAACCCGATGATCTCCGGCTTGTGGGTGTTGACCCACTGCACCAGACCGTCTAGTCCCGAAACGATCTTATTGCCGAGATTCTGCCCAGCAGGGCTGTTGAAGACGTCGAACAGTGAGAGCTTGAGTGCCTCGGTGGAGTTCTTGACACCCTCGACAACCCCGGGCCAGCCTTGCATCTGGGCCTTGCCCATCTGGCTGGCCGTTCCCACTCGGTTGATGACCGAATACAGCTGGTCGAAGGCTTGCACGGAACCCAGCAATGGGGCGCGGATGGCATCGGTACCGAAGAGTGTGGCCAGGTTCTCTTGGAATACGTCGGTGGGCATGCGCAGCTTGGCCTCTCCGAGCTGCCGGAACAGCTCGCGCATGCTGATCAGTTGCCCGCTGGCGTCGTTGACCTTCAGCCCGAGCTCGCTCATCGCCTGGGAGGCTTGATCGCTCGGGTTGCGAAGCTGGATCAACATGGTCTTGAGTGAGGTTCCGGCGTCACTGCCCTTGATGCCGACGTTGGCGAGCATGCCGATCGCGGCGACAGTCTCCTCCATGCTCTGCCCGAAACCGTGTGCGACGCCGCCAACCTGAGCTAGTGCTAGTGCGACATCGTTGATGTTCGCGGAGGATCCGACTTCAGCGTTGGCGAGAACGTCGGCGACGTGGATCGCATCGGATGCGCTGAGCCCGAAGGCGTTGAGTGCGTTCGCCTGAATCTCGGCGGCCTTGGCCGCGTCTATCTGTGCCGCGGTCGCTAGTTCCATAGTGCCGCGAGCAGAACCAATCGACTGGTCGACACTGAATCCGGCCTTAGCGAGCTCGGTCATGGCGCGGGCGGCATCAGATGCCGAAGTTCCGGCAAGGGTTGTGTCCGCGCCGAGGGCGCGGGCTGCGGCAGCCATCTGCTGGGTTTGGGTGGCTGTCGACTGGGTGACACCCTGGAAGTTGTTGACGGTGCGGGAGAAGTCGATCCCCGTACTCATCACGGACTTAAACCCGTCCAGAACCAGGCCCGCAGCCTTGGCACCGAGCTCGATCAATCCGCCGGCAACGATCGCCGCCGCGGCGCCGGCCACAAAGCCTTTACCCGCGGCGGCGCCGATGCTGGAGAACCTGCCGACCACTCCGGATGTTTGGCTGGTCATTCCAGAGAGGAAGCCTGAGCTTTGGTTCTGGACATCCTGCAGTCGCCGGTACGCTTCTACTGTGTCGCGGGTGTTCTGGATTTCCCGGCGGCGGCTAGCGTTCAGGTTCTCCGCAGTGCGCACGATTTGAGTGTTTGTGCGTGCCTGTTGTTCGCGTGCTTGAGTCAGTGACCTCTCAGCTGAGGCGGCTGCCGCGGTGTCGCCCGACTTGCGGGCTGCGGCAAGTTTCTGCTCATCGGTTGCGATCTTCTCGGCGATGCTGGCGGACTTGTTGCGCTGCTGCTCAAGCTGAGCCTCGGAAGCCTTAGCCTTGCCTGCGGCGTCTGCAATCGAATCGAATGCCTTCTGGTAGGCCAGGGTTGCTTGTCGCGCTTCCTTAGAAGCTCCGCTGGAGAAGGACTTTCCGAACGCCGCAGACGCTTTATCGCCTGCGGCATCGAACACGCTGACGGCTTGATCGGCAGCCTTCTTGAATGATCCCTGATCGGGGCGGGCGGCGACATCAATCAGAATTGGCACGGCTCACCACCTTTCATTTAGGACCAGCCGATCTGGCTGAACAAGTCTCCGGATACCTGCTTGCGTATCCGGGCTCTCTCTTTTGCCTCAACAGCACGCGCGTAGCGTTCCTTCGGCGGGATGAACAGCGGCAGTTCTGGTTTCGTGTCGTTCTTCCCATACTTGGACAGCAGGTTCATTGCTTGAACCTTGTGAGATTCAGCCAATATTTCTTCTAGATCCGTCCATCCAGTTGTCGAGCGGGAACGCTTGTACTCGGAGGTTTCCGGCAGATTCGATACCAGCACCAGGAATCTGCGACTCGACATGGTTCCGCGGTGCCAGTCCATGATGTCCACACCACGGAAGAAGAGGTCAGCCTCGATCTCAAGGGGTTGTTGGCGCCACACCGCCACTGCTAGAAGCACTTTTGGAGTCGTTCTTCAACCGCTCTTCCATCTCGAACTTCTGCTTCGCCCAGACGAGTTCGATTTCGTTGAAGTTGACCCCGCCCGCTTTCGCGCGGGCCGCACCGTCCTCGTCCCACAGGACCACGGCCAGTCTTTCCGCCCAGGACGATTTGACCCTCTCGCCCCCAATGCGGTGGGGGTAGATCAACTGCCCCTTGGCGATCAAGGTTCCGTTGGGTGCAACGGTGTCGTCCTCGCGATCGTACTGCCGTATCTTGTCTTGTAGGTCATCCCAGCGGTCTTGCTGGTCGTTGTCGAACAAGTCCTTGTGGGGGATCTCGAATATCTCACCCTCGGGAAACTCGGGTGTGGGCTTTGCTTGCCGGAACTCGCTGCGCAAGAAGCTGTACCGACCTTCGCTGGCTTGTTCGCGCGCATCGCGGGCGTTGACAACGTGAGCATGTCGGGCTTCTGGGGTGATCTCGGGCATTGGGCTTTCCTTTCGGACTGTGGATTGTTTGGGCTGGTGGTGCCACACCCCGTGGCGCGCAGCCCAACGCGCCACGGGGGTGGGGTCTTAGCTGGCGTCGTCCGCCATGTCGTCCCAGCCGTCGCCGGAGTACCAGACACCCTCGATACCGGGGACGAGCTGGCTTGCGCCGTCCGGGTCGGGGATGACGAAGTACGGGTCGGGCAGGACCTTGAAGGTGAGTTCAGCGGTGTCGGGGTCGGTCTTGGACCGCTTCTTGGCGTCCTGGTTGTCCAGCTTGCACAGCGGGTAGCCCTCTGCGCGGTAGATGAACTTGCCCGCCTTGCGCTTTGCGTAGATCAGGACGAGCTGCCGCTCAACCGAATCGGTGTCCAGGCGCTTGCCTGCGAAGTAGTTCGGGGTGCCAGGGTCGGGAACTACGCTGTCGCCGTTATCATCTGCCAGGCGCAGGTTCATTTCCAGGCGGTGGATCAGCGGCTTGGCGGTTTCAACGGCGATGAACTTGACCGTCTTTGACTCAGAAGTGATGTCCGAGTCAAAGGGGTAGTTCTGCTGCAGGACCATGAGGTCGTCGGAGTCCTGCTGCGGGTCGCGTTCTGCTCCACCGTCTTCGGTCTGGGCACCGACAAACCAGAACCCCTCGTTCGGCTCGAGGTTCGGCGTCCACACCCCGTCGACGCGGGTGGCTGCGAACAGGTCTGCGCGCAGCTGGCCGTCCTGGGCGAAGGGCGACCAGCGCACAGTGGTGAGGTCGTCCTCAAACGGCGACAGGTCGGTCGCGGCGCCGCGGTAATCGCGCACGAGGACAGCTTGGAGGCCGCCGCGCTCTGCGAACCGGGAGTCCGTGCTGCTGAATCCGCCGGCATTCCATGTAGTGCCGGTAGGGGGTTGCGTCATGGTTGACGTTCCTTTCGGGATGGTTATGAACCGGAAAGGAATTCCGGCGATTACTGGGCTGTTGGGCGGCCGTGCCGCGCACCGTCAGGCGACGGTGACGTAGGAGAATCCGATCCGGTAGCGGGCGATGTACCGCACTATCCGGTCGTTTGCATACTGCTCACGCCTCGGCCTAATCAGGGTCTTCACATACTCAGGGTTGGCAGTGGACCCGTCGGGCATTGCGACGTCATCGAGAGTGCGGGCGAGGAGCATCATCCGGCGATGCCCTTGTTCCGATAGAGATTTGCAGGCAACGGCACCTTCTATGAGCCAGTCCAATTGGACTACCGGATCGTCAGTGCCACAGTCGGGATCGTCCGCACCGGAGATGCGGGTGACTATGCACACAACGTCTTCTTCGGCATCGTCTTCTACAGCGGTGCGCATGACTGGGGACATCCAGAAAGCTACGAAGTCTTCTACATCCGGCGCGTCTTCGTCATTGAGTAGTTCACTCATGACTCAATCCCGTCGTCGGTCAGTTCGCCGCCGAAGTGCTCAGCCGTTTTCTGCCCAGGGGCGAATGCTGGTGTTGGGGTATCGGGGCCGAACTTACTGCCCTTCTTGGTGTCTGGGCCGGTTCCGAACTCGATCATGTGGGCTTTCCAATGCTTAGTACCCACGACGGCACGTCCGTTGCGGACCTTGCCCTGCACCTTCACCGAAGCGGCGTAATCACCTGAATCAACCGGGGAGATACTGCGCCAGTAGTCAACGATCTTCTCGGCCTCATCCTTGACGCCAGAGTTGACTTCCGCATCAGAGCGCAAGGCTTGCGCTAGCTCTGCGTCCGAGACGCCGAACTTCCCAAAAGGATTCACATCTGCCTCTTGCACATGACGGTGACATGTTCGATCAACCCATCGAGGTCGTACTTGGGCTGGATGGGTCCATGAACCTGGAAGGTGAGTCCAGCGTGCTTGACTTCGTCGGACGGCTTAGCCGCAAGCGCCGCAGCCACGGGCGGGGCCGTGCATTTCCAGATCTCCGTGGCGACATCGGTCTGGCCATCGATTTCGGAAGTAGTGAAGGGTCGCATATGACACCCCGAGACTGCGTTTTCCGTTTTGGTTTTCGCCTTCAACCCACCCCGGCCAGGCTGCCCGGTTGAGGTGACCGTCACGAAGGTGACTACCTGTTCGCCGAAGCTCACGCGAAGAACACCGGATCTATCCGATATTCGAACAGGAGGCTTTCAACCGAAAACAGGACGCCTTCGGCGAGGGCGGCGAGTTTCCCGTCTGACCATTGGTATTCGACATCGTCGATGCGCTTGCGTGTGAGGTCTAGGTTGCTTCGTCCGCTGCCACCCACTGGGATGAGTGACATCTGATCAACCATGGTCAGGATGGCTTGTCGCCAGTCGGCTGCTTCGTCTTCTGTGTAGCCGTGGTCCAAAGTTACTGTGATTCCAGAGAATTCCCTGGTCCAGCAGCCCCTCCGGCGCACTACTAGCCCGGGCACATCAGCGGACAGCACGTAAGTGTCGCTGGTGAGAGTCTCGCCGTCTTCCTCGATGGAGTCGACTGAGACGATGCGCTTTGTGGGCAGTTTCAGTCGTGTTCCTCCAGGTCCGTCGACCGTGATTTCGTCGGCTTCCCTGACGGGTGAGACATGCCATCCGGTGTATCTACGTGCCGCGGCGAGTGCTGCGTTCAGTAGACGCGTCACTTCTCCGTCCCCGTCATCGTCAGCAAGGCGCCCTTTAGTGAATGTCTCTACGTCTGCGGCAGTGAGTTCAGTCATGATGCCCTCCGGGGGAGGCGGGGGGTCCTCCCCCGGCGAGCTGTGGTCATGTCAGGAAACGTCCTCGGACGGCTTGGGGTCCTTGGGCTCAGACTCCTTGACGGCCTTGGGTGTTTCCTTGCGGGCCTTGGGTGCGGCTTTCGCCCTGGGCGCGGAGCTGTGGAGCACCGAACCCAAGGCTTGGCCGTTGCGGATGATCACGAGCCCGAGGACTCCAGCGGAACGATGCCGCCGGCCGAGATCGTCAACGGGGTGAAGTAGCCCGCGTATGCCACCTGCACGCCGAGCACGGATGGCTCGGTGACCTGCAGGGTGCCGACACGCTGCTCGTAGACCTCCAGCGCCGAGGACGACACGAGGAACGCCTCGCCAGCGCCGAGGCCGGACGACATGACGGTCGGGACACCGGAGATGGAGCCCATGACGCCCTGCCCGAAGTTGGCCGCCGAGAAGCCCTGGCCCTGCTGGTTCTGCGGGCCGTAGGGGGCGAACAGCGGACCGAAGGTGGCCAGCCGGTCGGGGGCCACAACCAGCAGCAGGCGTCCCTGGCCACGGACGGCCGAGTAAGCCTGTGCCGCAGCAGCCCATACGGCAGCCGCAACACTGTCCTGCTCGGTCGGGTCGTACTCGACTGCGGCAGTGTTGGTGTCAGCGATAGCGGCAGCGGTGGCAGCTTCGGTCTCGATCGCGTACTGGGCGGCGAGATCGTTGATGACGATGTCCAGCACGGACGGCTGCGAGAAGTCGATGCTCTGCTTCGACACGTTGACGTATCCGCCGTAGGTGACAGCGTTCGCGGTCAGGCGGGTGATCGTCATCTTCTGCGAGACGAGCTCGGTCTTCTCATCTGCGGCAGCTCCAGCGGAGCCCTGAACACCCACGCTGGTGTGCTGGGTGACCTTCGGGCGGTGCCAGGTCGCGGCGGGCAGGTTCCGCGGCCCCAGTGCCGAGACGATCGGGCGAGCAGCGTCGATGAAGTTGATGACATCGCCGACGATCGGGTCGGGGATGACGCCGGGCTCATCGGAGGTCTTCTGGTGCGCGGCCTGGCGGTAGAAGGTCTCCAAGCGCTCCGAAGCCTCCCGGTGTCCGAGCGAGGACCGGTACAGGTCCAGCGCGAACGCACCGGCCGAGCGGTATTCCACAGCGCCGGTTTCCCGCTGATTGCGGACACTGGTGATGGCCCGGTCAACCTGGGCGGAGCGGTTGCGAACCTCGTGAGCTACACGTGAGATGTCCTCGAGCTCTTCGATCTGGCTCTTGATGGACTCCATGCGACCGCGGGTCTCCTTGAGGAGGCCCTTTTCGTCATCGGTGAGGTCTCGCTCGGCGTCGTTGGCGCGGGCGATGATTCCGTTTGCGAAGGTTTCCCGTTCGCTCAGTTCGGTGTCCAAACGGCGGATCATTCCGTCGTTTGCGTGTACGTTGCTTCCAGCCATGATTAATGGCACCTTTCGAATAGTGTTGGGATGCAAAGGGATTGCGGCTTACTGCAATTCAGCCCTTTGACCTACTGCTATTCGGTCGGGTGTTTGGCCTACTTCAATTCGGCCGGTTTTGCTGAGCTAGCTTTTGAACCGCTCAGAAGTCCATTTGAAGACGGGGTCGTTCAGGAACTCATCCAGAAGAGGGGTGCGGATGGGTTCCAGGTCGGCGGCTTCCACTGTCAGCTCTTCGCGCACCCCGAGGACACGTGCGCCCACGTATGCGGGGGATTCCACGAGGGAAATGTGGTCCAGGTACGCCTTGTTGATGCGCCGCGTCATCGTGCGCCGGTCCAAGGTTTGGCCCTGTGGCCCCACCCCAAATCCCACTGACGCAGACAGGCACTCTTCGTCAGCCAAGGCTAGGGTCTCGTCGCCCAGTTCGGTTTTCGCGATTCGTATTTCGGTCACAAGCCCTTCGTCACTGTCGGGCCGGAACTGGATGGCCTTGCCGACCGTGCGGGACTTATTGTGGTCGCGGTTCACCCGCACTCGATGTGGGGCCGCCGCGACGGCGTCTAGCGAGCCGCGGGAGAAGATCTCATTCCACAGCTCGCTGCGGTACTCCACCAAAGCCGACTCCTCGTATGGGACGGCTATGACGGTGATGATCCGGTTGGCGAAGTCGACGTTCCCGACCTGAACTCCGGCATAACGGAATTCAAGTGGGGCTTTCGGGGTCTCAGTTTCGTCGGTCATGCGTTGTCTCCTCCGCTCAGCGAAAGTGCAGCGGCCGAAGGTGCTCTTTCACCGTCGTCGCCATGCAGCCTCTCCATGGTTCGTACCTCCTGGACAGTGATGGCGGGCCGACCATCGGTATCAACGATGTCGTGCAGGGTCTTGTAGCTTTCTGCGCGTTCTTTCAGTGCGGGCCGGCTGTATTCGTCACGGTTGAGCTCGACGGCTTGACCGCGGGGCAGTACCCAGTTGGATAGGGCTGCCATGACGGCTTTCGCTTTGGGGCGTAGTGATGAGCGGTCATGGAAGTCGAATAGCTGCGAGACATTCGAGTAGGTCATGCTGTCCCCGCCGGAAGGGAGTCCGGCCAGGAAAGGCGGGACGCCGAGTGCGACAGCGATACGGGATTCATTGAACTGTTCAATCTCAAGCAGCGTCATGTCTCGGGCGCTCATCGACTGCGCTTGATGCAGTTCCGCTCCGCCGGAGACCAGTGCTGGCTCCCCCGCGTGCCGCTTGCGCGACTCCACCCACCTGGTCAGAAGTTCATCGGCTTCCGTCTGATTCAGTCGCCGCTGGACTCCGAGCCAATACAACGGCGTGCCGCCGGTTTCCGCGAGAGTCTGCACATACCGCTGCAGCAGACCCGCGGTGGCCATGCGCGGCATCGCAGCCTCGAGCGGCCCGTGCCCGCGGGCATCCGCCGTGGACCCCTGGTATCGAATATGCAGGATGTCGTTGGTGACATCCTCACCGCCAAGGGTGTATTCGCGGCGCCCACCCTTGAGTTCGACATTCATCAGCCAGGGGGGGATTACGCGGAATCGGATCGGATATCCGTCCGCACCGCGCGCCATGGGGAGCACGAACACTTCGCCCATCTGGTAGTCCCAGAACAGCTGCTTGGCGAACTCATCCCACGACGCGTAGATATCCGGGTCGGGGTTCGTCATCCACGCCAAAGGGTCGCTGATTTTGCCGGATTTCGTTCGATACACCGGCATTGAGGCCAATGCGCTCGAATTCAGGTCCAAACAGTTCCAAGCGGTGTCGATGAGCTTGTTCAACCCGTTTTGGGTGCTCCAGTTCGGCACACCCCATGTTTCCGGCCAACCGGACCATGGTGACGGCACTGGAAATGGGAGGGCGCGTGCTTCAACAGGCTCGCCGAGGATCTCGAGACCTTCAGCTTCGCCGGGGTTGTAGTCGGCGGGTCCGTTGTCATTGGGTGTGACATTGTCACCACGGCCGAGCATGCGGGACCAGAAGCTCAATCGTCACACCACCTTTCAGTAGATCGCGGGCATCGGGGCATCTTGTAGTCCCCATCGGTAGAAGGCTGCCGAGCAGGCCACGAGTGGCGAGTCGTCGACCTTGACGTCCTTGCGGTCCCAGCGTTCCGATTCGCCGGACATGCGTGTCCGCGCGTTCTTTACGGATAGATCCAGCTCCGCTTGGCCGAGGTGAACCACCTGCGCGCCCTTTACTGCCTCCTGGAAGGCTGCGCAGGATGCGGCCTCATCGGTGCTGGTGAGTACTTCGAACTCGATGCCAGCCTGTGTGAAATCCGGCTTGAGGGCCTTTGCCTGTGGACCAACCAGACCCACTTCGGCGACATCCCTGGTCTCGCGCAGCTCAATCACCTTCTGCGCAACCGAGCCAATCCCCTTCATGGAGTGGCACATCACCAAGGTCTTACCCGAGTCCACCTCACCGGCTGCTGCGATACAGGACCAGCTTCGGTCCTGCGCAACGGCAATCGTTAACACCACCCGGTTGGGAGGTTGTGTACCCAGGTCTTTGAGGTGGGTCCAGCTTTCGTAGCTGAACACGTTCGGATCGACCAGTGGGACTGGCTGGTTGAGCCAGAACCTACGGAACTCCGCCTCCGACGCTTGGGGGTCATCCCAGTAGTCGGCGATGGCCTCGAGATCCATCCACTCCGCGGCGGGTCCGTAGGACTCCTTAAGCGCCTTGATTCTCTCTATGCGCTTAGTGAGATCCCATTTATCGGAGGCTTGACGGTGGTCGAACAGAAGCTTTCCGTCATTACGCCCCACCGCAGCCAGAGATTTCGCGTACGAGTGCGTGCCTTCGGCGACCGAGTTCTCGCCCTCGGCGTACATCGTCGAGGTTTCTAGCATCCACCCGGATGCAACCTTGCGCTTGAGCAGGTTACGCACCATCGTCTGGTGCATCTTCCCTAGCTTGAACACGCCAGAGGCTGGCGGTGTCCAGAGGTGGGTCTCATCAGCCACGATAAATGTGGACTTGCCACCGTCTTTGGATTCATTCGATGCCGTGACCGGCTCGATGAATCCGCGGGACTCTGGGAGGTTGATTCGAGTAAGACCAACGTCCAGGGATCCGAACTTTTCAAACAGGGCTTCGGAGCATGTATCCGGGTGCAGCATGTAGTACACCGCGTCATAGGTGTTACCGGCCTGGCTTTCCTCGGTGGCAACATTCAGTGCTTCCACGTAGGTCAGCTGGCGGCCCACCGGCTCGCCCGCCTCGTAGGCATAGCCCCAGTCGGATACCTCACCGGGTTCGGCCCAGTGGTCGAACCGGCACTCCCCCAGCGCCTCGAAGCACTCAATCATCGCCGCGAGGCCCGACTTGCTGCGCCCCTTAGCTCGGGATAGGAAGGCACGCCGAACCTTCCGGCTGCCATCCTTAGCGACCTCGTACGCCTTCAGGATGAAAGCGGCGAACTCGTCATCCAGTTCAATCGGCTGACCCTGCACATCGCCGGGGCCGTGAACCAGGAAGTGTTCAATCCAGGCGATGGTGTAGAAGCCGATTGACCGGAACTGGCTATTCGTCAGACTCGACATCGCCCACGGCCCGCAGCAGCCGGTCCCTGCGAGACTTCGACTCCTTGGTCTGCAACCGCGTCGGCGCCGGCATCTTGTCCGGATTACCAATGGCAATCTTCAGCCGCGCCCGATCCTCAGGGGTCGCACCGAACTTGGCAGCCCGCAGCCGCAACTCCGATGCCACCGAGCGGTCACCGAGCCAGAACTCGGCATGTAAGACCGCGGTGTCGAGCAGGAACGCCCAATCCGTGTCGGTGAATGTTGACGCCAGGGCGCAGGTCCGCCATGTCTCCCACCAGGCCAATGTCGCGGACGGCCAATCATGGGATTCAGGTAGAGGCTTGCCGTGTGTCTTGCCATCCGCTGTAACGATGGTCAGTGGCTCGGTTCTGTTTTGACGCCTACGCTGATCGGCGGATTTTGCGCCACTTCCCGGTGGCGGGCCGCATCCAGCCATGAAATCCTCCCATCTTCTTCCTAGCCAACAAGCGCCAGTTGTTCACCATGACCCGCCGAACCCTTCAACATGTTGCAAGCGAGGTGGGCGCACTGAACATTCGCCGGTTCGTGTGGACCACCAGCAGACATCGGAATGATGTGATCAATGCTCGCGCTCATAGGGTCCGGGTAGGTGAGCTCCCGGATTACGCGTTTGCCGCACAATCCACACATCCACCTGTCGCGGGTGTATATGGACTTTGGGTTGATGTATTCGTAGTGAACGCCGTACTTGCGCGCACGTTTCCGATGGCCCTTATCGTGGTGCCGATGGCGCTTGCAGTACTTCCCTGGCTGGCTCTTGTTTGATCCCCTTACGAGCACGTCACACACTATGCAGTTCCACTCGGGAGGAGCCGCTCGCAAGGCCTTGGGCGGCAATCCTTGCGCGGCGCGGATCTTGTTCCTACGGTTCAGCGCCCCCCGCCGATCCCATTCGCGCTTCTTATCGGGATCCACGGATGCACGAATAGGGTTAGCCCTTCGACAAGGAAGGCAACGCGCCCTCCCCTCAGCGAGGCTCGACGGCCCGCGCCACATATCTTTCGCACAGTCGGCGCACTTCATGAAACGGTTTCCCGTCCGACGCTCCCACCGTCTGACTCTGCAGCCTTCTGTGCAGTACTTGCGCTTCCTACCACTGCCAACCTTCTCGTACGAAAAGGTTGCCTTGCAGTATTCGCACTCGGCTTCAATGAGCATGGCGCCTTCCTCCAGGGATGTGAACAGCCCCGCACCTGGAGATGCGGGGCTGTTCTAACCGCGGGGATCAGTCCGCAGCTGGACTTACTTGATGGGGCTTCAGTCCCCCAGACTCGCCAGAATCCCCAGACCCCGTAGGCACCGCGACATCCTGACTGTGGCGGGGTCAGGTGTGTGCGCTCAAAAAATCGGGGTTATGCGCCGAGGGCTTCGGGGGGTGGTGGGGTGTTGAAGAAGTCGAGTGCTCTTGCTGTGCGTGGGCGTCTGCCTGCTGTGGCTCTGTTGCCGCCCATGGGGCAGTGCTTGGGGTGGCGGTGTTCGGGGTAGGACTTGCGGTCTCGGTCGTTGTCGTCGTGGCCGAGGTCCCAGGGTTGTCCGGGTTTTATGGGTAGGAAGCAGCGGCGGCAGGGGAAGACTGTGCCGGCTTTCATCTGTTTGGCGAAGTTGGCGCGTCGTTGTTGGTGTTCGTGGCCGTATCCGCGGTCATTGGTTGATCCATGGGATGGCATGGGGCACTCCTACAGTGGGGTGCTGGTGGTGTTCCAGTGGATGCGTGTACCTGCCCACCATGCGTGGCGGGGTTGGTGGGTGGTGCGTCTGCGGTGTGTGGTGGTGGTGGGTCCGTCTTGGTGATCTACCAGTGAGGGTGTGGTGTAGGCGACGGGGTGGTGGCGTGTTTCAGCCCAGTGGGATATGGCTCGGTCTATCTCCCAGTGGGAGGTTTTGATGTGGGTGAGCATGTCCGGTATGAGCTCGGTGTGAATGGCTAGTGCTACTGCGTGTAGGACGTGGGGTGTGGTGATCCAGTGTGTGTCGTGCTGCTGTGCTGTGGTGATGGCCTTGGCTATGCGGGGCTGCTTAGTACTGGGGTGCCCGGTACCTAAGTAGAGGCTGACAATGGGTGTTTCCGCTGCCGTGAGGGCTTGCTCTAGCTGATCCCTGAACCCATCTACGGGTACAGCGTCATCCTCTAGCACCACACTCCACTGAGTGGGCATGGTAGAGAGCGTCTCCCATACGTGGATGTGGTTGCCGCTGCAGCCGCGGGAGCCATTGTCCATGGATAGGACTGCGGCGCCTACAGTTTCCATCAATGTGTGAGCTTCTGTAGCACGGGAGTTGTGGGCGACTATTCCGAGTCTTAGCGCTGCCGTTCGACTCCTGGGAATGACTATGACGACTTCCCATGTGACCACTGCCCGCAATCACAGCTGCCGTGCCGACACTGGCCATACCAGCCTCGGTGCTCATACTGCTCGTGAGTGCAGCCGCGGCAATGTGTCGGCCAAGTGACTTCAGCCTCTATATCCATGCCTCAATTATCCGGCTTTTCAACGGGATCAGCGGTGTCTAGGCGCTTCCACCAGTACCGTCCCACGACTTCTCCCCGCCAGGATTCACACCCGGGAAGCTGTGCGGCCATTTCCTCGAAGGTCCACTGGTCCAGGTGCTCTTCGTAGCAGTTGCCTTCGTGGGCGTGCTGTGGGTAGTCGATGATGGGTACGGACACCATGATCTCGTCGGCGCACTCCATGGCGCGGTTCAGGAAGATCTCGGCGTCAATACGGTCCATGTGCTCGATCACATCACCGGCCAAGAGCACAAACGGTTCTCGGGGGAAGATGTAGCCGCGCAGGTCGGTGACAACGATTTCGTCGTACTTGCGGGTCAAGTCGTAGGTCTGCACGTATGGGAGGTGGACTTCGAGGCCGATCCAGCGGGCCTCGGGGCGCCAGCCGCGGGCAAGGTCGCTGTATGTGCCCTCACCGCAGCCGATATCGATAATCACCGGCGCTGTAGTGGCGGCGATGCGTTCCGTGGCCCAGTCCCGGCCCTCGGGATGAGATCTAGGCATGGGAGCAGTGGTTACTCATCGCGGCCAAATGCTTGATCGCGAGCCTTACGTAGCGTGCGGATCATTGCGTTCACTTGCACTCGACTCAAGCTGAAGTGGTGATCAAAGCCGTTGTGTGGATCGTAAGATGCCGTATGTAGGCGCACTTCGGAGGTATCCCCGTGGCCCCAGCAGACCTCAATCTCCGGTCCGGTTGTGGACTTGGTAACCGGCCACCCATCTTCTCCCAGTGGGCCGTGCTCGACATGGGGACGGACGATAGTTTCTTTCGGCATCACGCCATTCCTTTCGGGCATCACGCCCAGGCTCGGCTGTTTTGTCGGTCAGCCGCTACCGTTGAAACTCACTGAAGGTCGATCAGCACCATTTCCTGCCCATCAGGGCAGACGGGGTGTCCAGGCTCATCAAATGAGAAGATGCGGCCCTTGAGGTTGAACGGTTCAGCTTCGACGTTCACCAGACGCTGCCAGTACGCCGTAAACCCTTCCTGCCCTTCGGGGGGTAGGTCTACAACATTCTCAGCGCCGGGATGGTTCGTGGTGAGCAGGAATCGCGATCCCGACCCCTTGAACTTGTCCAGCACCGCTTTGATGTAGTCGTTCGGTAGGTGAATCAGGAAGTCTCGGCAGATGATCAAATCCACTGCAGGAAGCTTGCGGACACTCAGCAGGCTCTTGACGGCAAAGGTATGCCGCCGCCGGAGATACTGATTGCGGGCAACCAGGGTGGGTTCAACATCCCACCCCGTGTAATCGATCCTTTCCAGGTCGACGTGCTGCATCCAGTTCCAATCCCCACAGGGAGCGTCCAGAATGCTCCAGATGCCGAAGCGGCGAAACATCTCTGGTAGCGCAGCTCGTATAGGCGCGGTTTGGTCGTAGGTCGATCCAGGACCACACACCGTCTCGTGTGGTGTCACTTCCCATGACTTACGTATCGCAGTCCAGGTTTTGGCTTGCTCTTGGGCGAAAGTCATTGCTGTACCTGTCGTAGCTGCTGCTCGGTGTAGGTGCGTGAATACCGCCGCCACAGCATTTGGTTGGCCATGTACTGCTCATCCTTGCGGGATCGCACCGCCGGCTCATGCCACAGATGGAATACCGAGCCGTCTACACGGTTTGGTTCACCACCGACGATGGTGCATGCGCGCCAGAAGGCGTTATCGTCGCCGCCCCAGCCGATGAAACGCTCATCCATGCCACCGACCCGGTTCCACAGCCATCTAGGAACCACCAGCATTAGGGATTGCACGGTCAGTGGGTTCTTTTCGGTGCGGACGTGTTCAACACCAAAGTTCACCAAGTCAATATGCTTAGAGGACAGTAGGTGCTGGGTGCAGTCCTCTGTGAGTTCCACAACCTGCCGGAACGCTGCAGTCAGTCGATGCGACTTCTCTACAATCGAAACCGCTTCCCGAAGCTGGGATTCCGGCACGAATGCGTCGCTATCGGCGATAACGGCGATATCCCAATCCCCTGCAGTTCTAGCGGCATGATTCACGGCGGCAGAGCGGTTGAACGGTCCCGAAGGTGATGTGCCCTCGATGATCTCGAAACCCTCAAGGTGCTGCCAGTAGTTGTCCTTGAGGTGGCCCCAGAGGCGTGCGCGGTGCCCTCCATCGCTGCGCCACGGAACCAGGACGGGAATCACGGCACTACATGCCCGACTGCCGCCATGGCGGCTCTAGCCTGTTCTATCGCCCTGGAACCGTTGCGCGTCCGCGCAAGCTGCTGCCACAACGCCTTGTTGCGCACCGTATCTGGGTGGCGATGGGTTGATTGCGTGCGCTGCGCTGGCGGATGCCACAGATGCAACGTGATGTGCCCCTCAACCCAATCTGGCCCGTTGCCGGACATGATCGAGGTGAGTTGGAACCACACCAGATCCTCGAAACCCTCAGGCCCCAAAGCCGGGTATCCCCCACACGCCTCATAGAGGGAGCGGGGAATCGCATACACACCGCTACAGGGACGGGCATAGATGGCTTTGTCACGGTCCCGCCTATCCATCGTGTACGGCCGGGGAAACCACATGTCGTCGTACATGATGCGGTCGGATGACTCTTTCGACATGTACATGTGAGAGTCACAGGCCAACACCATGCGGTTCTCATCCACACACCGCATGACCGCAGTCTCAACAGCTTCCGGATGTGCGAGAGTGTCCGAATCCCAAAAGATCAGCACATCGGCGTCGGCTTGCTCAGCCGCTAGCGCCCGAGCCTCTCCCGGTCCGGGATGCTCCCCCACCACAAGTGGATAGTCGAAATGATCTCGGATCCACGGCTCAACAAACTCCCACACCTGGTCGCGGCGGCCATTGTCAGACCATCGTGGTACACAGATCGCGGCAGTCATTTGTGCCAGCTCGCCTTGTAGAGATGAAGTGCGAATGCCCACGGGTTCTGTGCCGCAGCGCGTTTCCAATCGACCTTGCGGTCGTGTGCTTGACGCCAATGCACACCATAAAACGATCCGGGAGGTAGAAGAGCCATGTCGTCGCGGTTCTTGAACACTTCCGTGGTGACACCAACACCTGCCTGCCATGTTCCCTGGTGGCGGCGGGCGATAGCTAAATCCAGCACCAGCTGCAGGGCGGGATGTCCGGGCGTGAAACCCATGACCGCGTTAGGGATGTACTGAGTGTCTTCCCATCCCGCGACGGCCTGCAGCCCACACAGCACGTCAAAGGGCCTCAACATCAGCACGTCAGAGTCGATGTAGAAACCGCCGTTGTGATACAGATCCTCGGCGCGAACCAGATCAGCCAACTGGGCGCCGGTCTCACACCCATCCCAATACGGTGAGGTGATAGGGAACCCGCTGCGGTCGATCGGATCGCGCAATGTCACATGCTGCCACTGTGGGTGTAGCTCGGTGGCCTTACGCCACAAATCCTCCACCTCATCGGTGGTTGACTCAGGCACTGTGCGGACCAGGCGGCGTGGGATCACTTAGTTTTCACCGTGATGTCGACGCCGGCAACTGACTCTCGTACGGTCATCGTCCACTCACGGGCTTTGGTGATCACCGGGGATGTAGCGATAGCGTGGGTGACACCCTTGGCCACTATCGGCATCATGCAGGTCTTCCACGGCTCATCCATCAACGGGTTGGTGGCGTCCTTGATCAACTCATTGATCTCGGGGAGTTCGTCTTGGCGCATAGCCGGTTTGATGTCCATAACTTGACCGTCTATGTCTATGTGTATGTAGGGCATCAGGATTGGACCACACTGCAGAGCGGGCAGATACCATCGGTTTTGGGGTGGTAGCGCCAGTGCGTGGCAGACTCAAGCTGTCCAAGCAGCCACACCTCCGCCTTGCTGATCGGATCAGGACCGTAGAAACTGATCTGCTGGCGCATGCCGTCGCCGTCGTAGCACAGCGTGTACTTCTCAAATTCTTCACTCATTGGGCTGAGAGCTTTCGTAGTAGGCGGGCATCCATGGTCACATCGTTGGTCTTACCGACGGTGAGCTGTAGGAGTGGGGTTGAGCGCTGGTGATCAGCCCGGTCATACACGGTGATGATGCGTGTGCCGTCGGGGGCTTCTGCTGCGTCTTGGCGTAGCTGTGCCGCATCAGCTTTCGTGAGGCATTCAAACTCGCCCTGAATCGTCGATGCGAGGGCTTCTGCCCATTCCCTAGCTGCTGCGCCGATCATCTTCTCAGCCTGCTCATCCGACATACCCGCTCCACGAAATCCGGGAAGGGGGATCAGATACGACGGGGCGTTGTCATTACCTGGATGGGCTAGAACACCTTTAGAGAAGGTGTGGGTAAGTAGATCAACAAGTGATTGGTTCACGAACGGCAACGCCTTCGGGCACTAAAGTTCCACCAGCGCACCGGTCGCCAATCCCAACTCGGTGGCGCACAACCGTCATGTAGATCTTTGATCCAGTAACGACCACAGTCGAGGCAATGCCAAGTACTGACAGCTGGGCGCCCTAGGTGCAGCGAGATCCACTCGCCATCGTCATACGCTGTGCATACATGCGGCTCGGTAGTGACGTACAAATCGCGCATCAGCGGCCAAACCTACGAAGTAGACGCCGCCACCAAGATGCCTTAACTGCATGGCTATTCGATAGCACGCACATATAGATCGGGTCGTCTGGTTGGTGCAGCGGGATGGTGATCGAGCTACTCGCAGCGGTGGCGGTCGGCAGTGCTGGTGCGGCACCGGCAAGCCCACCGACAATCAATGCGCGCTCCGATAGCCTCCGGCCAGTCTCGGCTGCCGCGCCAGCGCCGGGTGCCAGCTTGTCTAGTCCGTCGTACATTTCGGGCATTAGAGGCCCATCGCCCGATTCAGCTTCTGCTGCGCCTGCATAACTCGCCGCTGATCTTCGGTGGTGGGTAAGCCGTTGATGTTGTGGATATTGAGGATGGGATAGCTTGGCGGGTCGAACCGATTGGCTAGATTGCGCAGAACGCGGGCAATGCTCTTCTTCATGGGCTGTGGTCTTTCTCTATCCGGATAGGGGTACACGATCTAGTAGGTAGTCCATGCGGCGAGTGGACACCATCTCCTCATGGAGATCACCCTCAGTACGGGCTATACGTAACCGCTGCAACGCTTCTAGGATGCGGAGCTGGTTAGCAGTGAGGGCCATGGCGTTAGAGGTAGTCGAGGACACCGTATAACGGTGATGTCTGCCAGCGTTCACGTTCGGGGTGAACTCCACATGCCACACATGGTGCCCATAAGCAGCCCTCACGGCGCAGCTCTGGGTACTCGCCCAACGGTTGACCATCAAGCATGATAAAAACCGGTTTGAGTAAGTCCGAGCTGGCATTCCCCACCGTAAGTGAGAATCCAGGCCTTGCCGTCCGTGCCGTGGTAGACGAGGCTTCCGCTGCGCTTAACAGCCTCGGCCAGTTCACCCATATTGGTCATGACCGCTCCTCCTGTGCCCGAGGGTGCTTGCAGTCCCGAGGCTGACCCGTTTCCCAATTCCTATGGCACTTGGCAATACAAACGCACTTCAGATACTCGCCTGCCTGTAGCGCGTTATAGAGGCGCACCGACGCAGCCAGGGCCTTGATTTCTTCAGCACCCTTGCTGGACGTTCGGCTCATACCTCAATTATCCCGTGTTTCAACGGGATCAGCGGTGTCTAGCGCAGCTATTGCAGCGTCTGCGAGTTTCCCGAAAATCCCCGGAGGAAGCTCGCCGTCTATCAGGTTGATGCTTGGATCGAAATAGCCAAACGGTTCATCCCACTCATCGAAAGCCGCCCAGAAGGCGTCATGTAGAGCTGATGTCAGTCGGTTCCGCCGCTCGCTCATCCTGGATTCCGTATGTCGTCTATCGAACCGGGACCGAACATGCGGCGGCGCTCAGTGGGGCCTTCAGCCTCCAGTCGACGCACCTTCTCGACCATCGCCTCGATGTAAACCCGCTCATACGTTGCGATAGCACGGCTTAACTCTTCATCCGATGTATCAGAAGGATCGAAAGAGAGGCCGAGTTCACGTGCCCGGTCTATATGGGCTTGGGATGGTTCAGTCACGATCAGCCTCCGCATCAACCCAGCGGGTTGCGTACGACCACTCACCGGATTGCTTGGCGCGCTGCGCTATCTCTCGCAATTCTTTAGTCGAGAACACCAAGGGGGCGATGGCTTCGAGCAGGCTCATCTCCTGGGCCTCATGGCATACATCCCAGTTCTCCAGAAACTCCCGTATCGGCCTAGCCATCTCGCGTGCACCGTAAGCTGCTACACACAGCATCACACCGTCCCAGGCGTGCCGTTCGCACACCGCATTTGCGGCTTCGATTACCGGATTGCTCATCTCTCAATTTTACCGAGCTGCAGCAGAAGTCGCGGTGTCTACAGTCGTCTCCGGTACGGCTCGTAGAAACCCTCAGGCTTGTCCAACTGGAACATTTTCGGTGGCAGCCACAACGTCATCGTCACCGACGACATTTCGTTTTCCGAGTGGGCTTCAACCTGTACTACTGCTATCCAGTGCAGATCGTGGGTGCGTATCCAGGCGATCTGGTGGCCGCGCATCCAAGCCTCTAGGCGTAAACCCTCTGCCCTGAGGGTGATGTTGCGGTTCTTGACTAATCCGCCGACGCAGCCGGGTAGGGCTTGGTTCATGTCGACGTAGACGGTTCGGTACAGCTTTTTGAGCGTGGGAAAGCGAGGGTTGCTAGACCACCTCTCGAACACCTGTTCGATAGTAGAACGGGGAGGCCGTAGGGGCAACCTTAAGGCGAGTTTGTAAGTTGCTTTAACTCCGTCGCCCGAACAGGCTGCCGAGAATGTCGATCGGGTTGGCCGCTTTGACCACTCCCCTGATCTCCGAACCGAGCTGGCCTAGTTCAGCTTCTGCGCTACCGGCGATACCGTCAGCGGACGTCTGCACCACACCGACAGCGCGGTCAACGCCGTCGCTGGGCGATATCCAGCAGGCCGTCCATGAGCTTCGGAACCGTGTCGTCAGGGATCTTCCTGTTCGCGATGCGCTCACACATGGCCACGAGTAGAGGGGCCATGGCGCCGGCTAGTGCTGCGAAGAATCTGTCGAGCACTGGAAACCGGCAAAGATGTCGCGGATTAACTGATCCATGCCCTTGGGAGGTCCGGCGGGTGCACCAAAAATTAAGTCGATTACATCGTCGATCATTTTCAATTCTCCCTTGAATCTTGCGGCTCGTTCACGGTCACCTGTTCTGTCCAGCTTGTTGGGTCGTTCTCGGGATCTACTCGACACCCTGCAGAGCAGGGGGCGTAGCGGATACGGCCACAGGGGATGCAGCAGCGGACACAAGACAGAGGCATGGGGGGACCTCCGTTTGGGCATAAAAATGAGCCCCGCTAGTGCATTTCTGGACAGCGGGGAGGTTTGAATGAAAAACCCCGCCAGTCCCGAAGGACGGCGGGGAGTTAAGTATGAACTGACGCATAGAAAGCGCTTGGCGTCAGCTTAGCAGCCGGGTCGCACCATTTTTGTCAATAGAGCGTGGCGTGTTGCCTTTAATTGGACCAACGTTCCACAAAAACGCCCATCAGTGGTGCGATGACGAACCACGCAACAGGCCATATGACGGGCCACGCCCAGATTGGTACGCCCACTACAGGCCAGAGAGCTGTGCCTATCACAAGGAGTATGGCGAAAACCGCAAGGCCCTTGAGGCGAAAAGGAAAGGCTAGGTTTACTTTTGTATTCATCTCAACTCCCTAAGCGTTAGATAGTTGACTTACTCGTTGTGGCGAAACATCCAAGAGTGCAGCCGAGTCGCGCACGGGCACTTGGGCTTCAGTGAGTGCGCGGGCGAGTGCGGTTAGATCCTCCAAGGCCGCTGCCGCAGCCGCTTCTGCGGCGGTGCGTTCTGCCACGATCTTGCGGGCGCGAGGCGCTACATCCCCGAGGTCGCCAACCTTGACCTTGGCGATCTTCACTGCCACTTCACTTATTGGTGTATTGGTGTCGACGGCGATGAAGCTGCGCGCCATGTCTTCAATCTCGCTGATGCGGCGGGCTTGGGTGAGTCCGTCGATTTCGGGGATCTCTACCATCCACCACTTGCCGTCGCGGACGACGTTGATGTTGTAGGTCTTCATCCCTACCCCTCCTCGGATTCCTTGATTGCCTGGTTCACCTTGCGGACAACGCCGGGGCTGGTCGTCCGGTGACCGTCCGCGATGGTGATACGTGCGCCGGATGGGTGCACCCATGTGGAGTGGCTGCCGTCGGTGCGGTCCTTGACGAAGCCAGCGTCCTTGAGGCGATTGACCGTCTTGCGTGTGGGTTCTTCACTGACCATGACTTTAGTCTAGTTCATAGACTATTTCTAGTCAAGGGGTTAGACAAAAAAGATGGCAGGTCGGAGGGCGTGTCCGTGTGATGAGGTAACGGCGCTTACGAGTTGCCGGGCGTAATCCCCATCTTCAGTAGACCTCCCACTCCTCAACGAAGTAGTGTGACCCGATGTGTGGAATTGAGCGCTTAGCCACATCCTCCCCACTCCATCTCGCGGCATAGTAGTGGGCCTCGTGCGGGTCGTTAAATACGGCGCGGATACCTTCCAGGTGTTGCGCACCGCCGCTCATCTCTTCCATACCGAGGACTACATAAACCCGCCTTGATTCAGCCATCATCCCGCCTTCTTTCCTGACTCATCCGACCGGTGGTGGGCGTCCAGCACATCCCCCAACCGGAAGAACTTCACATCCCCATCCACCGCACATGGACGTAGGGGGTTCTTCCGCCGAGCCGCCAGGGTCTCCACTCGGCGTTTGTTCAACCCCTTGCCGATAGCGCCCATCTTGTTGGCCAGCTTCTCTACCTGGCCGGCTGTGACCACGAGCCGGTTCGCTTCATGTACTCGTCCGCGGTCAATCACAATGTCATCGTCGGCGGGGATGTCTATCTGCCGCCAGCACTCATCCACAGCGGCCTTGATGTCCTCGTAGGCCTCTTCTGAACCTTCAGTGAGGGCTAGGGCGATCATGTTGATACGCAGCCACTTCGCCAAGGTGATGATGTCGTTGCCCTTATCCCACACGATGGCTCGCTGCTCGCACACTAGCCTCACCCAAGTACCCAAACAGTTGTGCAGTAGGTCGGCGGCGTTGTGTGCCCCGATATGGATGGGGACTTGAGATTCCGGTTTGGGTCGTCGGGACATACTCAACCCCGGCCTCTGGATACGGGCCTGGCGGGTGAGGGTGACTGATAGCTCCCCGATCATGCGGGGGATGCTGGCCAACTCTTCACGGAGCTTGTTCTGAGAGCCTTTGTCTAAGAAGTAAGAGTCAGCGACGCTCACGCAGTACGCACCTTCCCGCCATGGATGTACAGCAGCCCAGCTTGTTGAAATAGAGCATCAGACTCGGGTCCATCCGGCCTCTCGTGGACCAACTCAATGGCGCGTCGCACGAGTAGGAGAATCGCGGTTCGTGACCCCGGCATACTCACCCACTGCTCGCGCGGAAACTGTGGACTACCAGCGACATCCGCGTTACCTGAGCCATCGAACCAGTTGGCCACGTTGAACGGGTCACCCGGCATCCGCTCGTAAAGTAGCGCCGCATACTCTGCACCAACATTCGCCTCAAGGTCTTCCAGATCCGCTTCGCTCACAAGGCTTCTCCGTTCGACGGTGGATCGTTGGTGGGCCACATGTTGCTCCACACTGCGCGCCAGGCTTCTACGTCGGCTCGGAACTGCTCGCAGTCATGGGTTGGAAACCCCTCCGCCCAGCGGGCAAACCCGCAGTCTGGGCATTGCGTTTCAGTGAGCACTCCCCACCTCCGGTGGATCGTTCTCTGCTGCACGGCAATCGGTGCAGTAGCATTCCCCAAAAAGCCACTCATGGGTACGTGCCAGCGCGAACGCCGCTGCGATCAGCATGGGCATGAACCCGAAGCCCACGAGCGGCGGGAACCACCAGAACGCCGCGTCGGGACCGAATAGCAATCCGACACTTGCGCCAACAATGACTAAGACGTAGACGGCGGCCCCGAAGGCTAATTCCCAGTCTCGCAGGAATCCCCGGTGTAGACCCCGCTTGCGTTCCCTTGCCTTACTCACAGTGATTCCCCATCCTCCGGAGGATCATTCTCTGCCATATAGCGTTCCCAGGCGAGACGGCGAGCGGCGGCTTCATGGTGCCCTTGCGCTGCGGCCATGCCGTCCGATAGTGATGGGCCGCGATATAGATACCCACCATCCCGAAAGGAGGCTCGCCACTCCCGTTCTTCTCGCCACACCGTATATCGGCCCGACCCGGAACGGGCGTCAAGGCCGCAGCCATTCTCTTCCGCTTCCCATTGCAGCGGTTCAGCACTCAACTCTCACCACCTCCGCGTGGTGGCGACACGATCTCCGATATGTCCAGCTGGTACTTAGGTTTAAACTCTTCATGTAGCAGCTGATACAGGTCTCGGGCCTGTCGATCGGTTAGGTGGACATCAACCAATCCGCAAAATGTCAGCGTGTACCGGGTGCCGCTTACGAGATCTATACGGCCCAATCGGGACATTTCCATACCTCAATTATCCTCCGTTTCAGGACAAGTCGCGGTGTCTAGTGGCACCATTTGTGAACCTCGAAATTGTCGTCGGTCAGTTTTCCGTCACCCACGCAGATCCACTGACCACAGTCGGGGCACGGATGGTCGCCGTTGGGCCAATGCCCGTACTCCTGGATAGCGAGCCGCCGCGCAATCTCGTTGGGGCTCACCCCGCTTTCCTTTCCTGGTTCCACCTACGCCTGTCCTTCAATGACAGCTCCCCATAGATCCCGTGCTGGTCGTGTACCTCTATCGCGAATTGGAGGCATTGGAGTTTGACAGGGCAGCCGTGGCAGATTTCCTTAGCCCGCTTACATTCCCGGCTTGCCCCCTGGTCTGGGAACCACCACTCAGTAGGGAGTCCGCGACACGCCGCTTCGTCTTGCCAGGACAGGTCTGCCACTAGACCGGTGAGGCATCCGATGATGTCTTCGGCAACACTTCCGCCGGCTATCCAGTCGGTAGGGCTTGAGTGCGGCATCAGCTGGCCTCCCTGTTACGCATGATCTTCGCGCGCTCACGAGGGCCTAAGCCGCCGTAGATCCCGTCGCGTTCGTCGTTGACGATCGCGTAGGTCAAGCACTCAACTCTGACTGGGCATGAGCGGCATATCTTCTTGGCGTATTGGTACTGCACGGTGATCGACTCACTATCACCGTCGCCACGCTTATGGGGGAAAAACGCGTCCGGGTCTGCGGTGGCGCAGGACGCCTGGATCATCCAGGGCTCCGGTTTCAGGCAGGGTAGTTCCGCCTTCCCGGAGATGATGCGCGGTCCGGGGTGAATATCGTCACGCATTTCATTTCCTCCAACGTGTCTCATGCGGCCAATGCCTTGGTTTCCCTAAATCCCCTTGCCCATCCATGGCTATCCATCTACAGGGATGTCCTTCTGGGGCACTACAGTCCGGGCACACCCGCTCGGAGGCCCCGGTTTCGGTGTATGCCGTAGGTTTCTGCCGGCTACCGGTGTCTTGGTAGTCAGTCATCGGTCAACCCTCGCGGTGCGAAGATGTAGTTCTTAGTTCCGTCCTCGTCGGATGGAATCCGGACCAGCCGCAGATTGACGGACTTCGCCCATTTCTCTAGGCCGTCCCAAACATGCTGGTGTGCAATGCAGATTTGGCGGAGATCGTCGGGCAGGAAGTCGCTCATTCGGTCACCGTCCAGCCAGACACGAAACGGGACTGGCGAGTGGCATACCCTTCCCAGCCCTCGGCATCCGCCGAGAGGATTACTCCGCTAGCTAGAATCTTTCGCCGCTCCCGCGTGAGTCCTCCAAGGGCTTTATCCACCTCGGCGGCAAGCGCGGCGAGGTCAATGACACCATCTACACGAATAGACGTTGACACCTCACCTTCCTCCGAAGGCTCGACATCGGAGACCCATCCATCAGATGCCTTCATGGCGGCGACGATTCCCAGTTCTAACGCAAGTATCAGGAACTCCCGCGCCTCGGTCATTAGCCCACCTTCTTGTCATCTGACCGGTGGTGTGCGTCCGAAGGTTCGTCACTCATAGTCCTAGTTCCTCACTTGGGTAGACCCGTCTAGCGGTCTCGATTGCAGGGGCGGTCATCGGGCTCTCCATCTCTTGCGCCACATCGGCAGTAATGCAGTAACCCCACATGGAACGGCGAGTAGGCGCAGCTGTGGACGCCGGTATCATTCGGATCATCTGGCCCAGTTCCGGTGACCCACGAGTGGTTGCAGATGGCGTCGCTCATCTTCCACCTGCCGCGAATGCTGCTATAGCCTCAGCACCAGAGGGGAAGTGGTGGATTGATTCCCACGCCTCGGCTAAGTCCCCGTTCCGGAAAACAACCCACCATCCGGGTATGTTCTCCATGATCTTCCACTTGCTCATAGCTTCACCACGTCTTCTATAAGGTCGTGTGGTGCTGTTACTTCATGCCCGCAGCAGGTGCAGCGTCCTTTGCGTCTGGTCTCTATCGAGGCTTGTACCCAGTTCCCGATCGTGGAGACATGCTCAGCACAGATGAACACTTCGACGGCTGGTCTGTCGCAGTGGTCTACGAGGTGGATGGTGACCATGAAGTCCGCGGGCTTGTAGCAGTCTTGGCATGGGGGTGTGCATTCGATCGCTAATCGGGCTAGGAACGCCGTAGGGGTCTCTACACCGGTTCGGGGTTGGAGTGACACCACTGGTTGGGGTTTGGGCTGTGTGCGTTTAAACCAGGCGGTCATAGCGGCATCACCGGACCGACCCATTGCGCGGCGTTCAGTCCACAGCACGGGCAGTTTGAATCCTTGGAAGACACCCATGCCCGAATTGAATCCAGACATTCGATACACACGGCGCCGACGTCATCGGAGCAGCGCCTTAGGGGGTTGAATACATGCACCCGGGCAACAAACTTGGCATCACTGCCGCAGCGCTCGCCAACACCGTGGCGACTGCCGCAACAATTCAGCATGCATTCACATCCCCTCGCTGGCATTTCCCCTACGAGTTCTTTGATGTCTGTTACTGCTTGGGTTGTCATCTCACAGCCTCCTTGCTGCTCGACTCGGGGTTATGGGTGCAATGACGAGACGGGTCGGCGATGGTGCCGTCGGGTCCTAGGACCCAACCCTTCTCGTCGCATAGACGGCAGTCCTTGAGTGCCTTGGCAGTGGCGGCTTTCGCGAGGCGCTTGTGCTCAAGCTCATCGGCGGCGAGGGATTCAGCGTTGGCCTTGTCCCATTTCCTGCGATTCATACACGGGATGCAAGAGCCGCCTTCGTAGTTCGTTTCATGATGGGGGCATTGGGGGCGGGGGCCTCGCGCGTCTAATGACGTAACTCCCCCACTAGAAGTAACCAAAGGAATATGGGGTGGTGTGGAGTGGAGTGGAGTTGTTGATGGGACAGACGCGTGAGTCACACCGTCCGTCACGGTGTCCGTCACGCGTGACGCGGCACGCGATTTCGCCTTGCGCAACCGTGCTTGTTCGCGTGCTAAAAGCACGTTTTCCTTTAGGTTTTCCGGTTTCCAATCATGGAACCACCAGCCTTGCTCGCCGGAATTTTCACCACGTTTCCATAGTTGTGCGGATACTAAGCGCCGCGCTTTTATGACCCCTCGCGGCTGCTGTTTCACCCACCAATCTGGGACAAAACCGTCCGTCAAATAGGCCATGCAATACGCTCCGGCGCGCGTCCAGAGACCAAGAGCCTCATCCCCGGCCTTCTGTGCCTTGGGGTGCGAGTGGAACGCATCGTCAACCGGGAACCACATCAGGCGTGCGCCTCGATCCGATCTGACTGCTTGAGCATCCGCGTCCGCCGCTCCGGCCTCGGGAATAACCCGTCCATTCCGGACGGTTCAGGGCGCGGGCGTGGTTCACCACCGTCATCCGGGCCACGGAACTCTATGCAGTGGTACTGGTCCCCAAGTCGACGCTCAGACTGTTCCATCCACTCGGTGGGCGTTTCCCCGATTAGCGCGGCCTGTAGCAGTGGGCAGCCGCCAGGAAACTCCGAGGGCGCCCTCTTACGCTTACCCTCTTCGTATCTGCGCCAAGCCACCTCGGCTGGATGTAGGCAGCGGTCACACCAGTTGGCCATCCACGCATATCCCTCGTCACCATTGGAGAATGGCGGCTGGTGACGAGCTGTCGAGATGATCTGATCAAGACTGCGCATACCTACACCGCCTCCTGGTTGTCTCTCTCAAATCCCCCACAGGGGCAGTACCGGTAAAGAGGCTCCCAAGAACCAGGAAGAGTGCCTTGACAGCGACCGAAACCCGGATGTTCGTCGAGATCATGGCTGCAGCAGCAGATGTCAGTCACTAGATGACTCCCGCCGCCTCTTGGCCAACTCATCGTTGATGTACCAGATGGCCTTCTCGAGATCCTCGATCGTGTTGTGTTTCAGGTCCGCTCGCCAGATGTACTTGACGGCATTCCCAAGGTTGAATCCCATATGGCGGGTCACCTGTATGCACTCGATGCCACTCGGATGAGACGTGTAGTGCTTGGGATGGTTTACGGGATCATTCATCGCTCCTCCGAATCACGTTCAGCCGCAGCGGCAGCGGCAAGGAGATCGGCCCCAATGGAGTTCGCCTCTTGCACCGTCAAGTCCGTGCCGTCGATGTTCACTACCCCATCTGACCAGCCCGTGACGGCTCCAATACGGGAGTCCTGTCCAAACCAGAGGCATGTGTGCTCACACCCGGATTGCACCTCCGGTGTTATCGGCAAGGATCGCGGTAGTGCTACTACCGCGTATCCGTTGGCCTTGAGGGCGTCAAGGAGGTCGTCAGCCGTCCTGACTGCGTCAACACCGCGGGTGCTAACTAGCCGATTCGCCATGACGTCTCTCGCGCTCGTTCTCTCGCTCATGCGCATTCCTTCTTGTCTTCAACAAACCCTCCGCAATCACAAAGCTTTGGACCGAAGACGAAGTAGGCCACCGCAACATGACAGCGGCCATACTCGGATTTACCCAGGTGATCACTGCGGAGATGACCGCACACACACATACTCATGCCGACTCCTCTAGTACTTCAACGAATGTTGCGCAACCACAAAGGGATCCATCATCAGCTGGCCCGTAACACTCAGCTTGTTGACCGTTGTGCTGGTATCTCTGATGACCACAACGGCAGAAGTGGTAGGTAGGCCAAACAGTCACGCCGACCTCCCCAACGCCCACTCCCCCGAATCAGCCCACAACGCCAACGCGCACATCACCTGTGCCGCTACACCCGGATGCCAGGCGCAGAAGTCCACACAATCCCCCAACACCTCCAAGTGATCCTTGGTTCTCAGCGACCGGATCAACTCGGTGGCTTTACGAACCAAAACGTTTTCGTTGCCGCAGAACTCGTAATCCACCTCTGGAGGGCCTTCAGGTTCAGGCATCGGCTCAGCCTTATAGCGCTCGATCTGCCGGTCAGTGACATTCAGCCGGCGCGCTACCTCTGTCCCGGACAACCCTTGAGCGGTCAGGGCTTTCGCCGCCACCACACGATCCGGCTTCGACAACGACACCGGATAGCCCTGAAGCGCGGCATCCACATTCAGCGGATCAAACGTTGCCCTCACGCCGCCCGCTCCTCACGAATAGACCCGTCGTCGGCAAGCCACACCCAACGCTCATGCCGGTAAAACACACGCTCAAAAGCAGGCTCGGCGTATTGGGAGACGATGAACCCCAACTCGATAGCCTTCCCGCGCTCGCGTGTCTCGATGAAGGAGTGGCAGCCGCGGCATATCGCTAGCCCGTTGGAAACCCGGGCCGTCGACTCCTGGCGGCTACCCCCCCGGCCTCTCGGGCGACGATGGTGATACGACTCCACCGTCTGCACACACACGTTCGGCCACTGCACCTCACAGTCACCCAGGGCTCTTTGATGCATCAGCTCCTTGGCTTCCGGGGTGAACTCGCCGGGCCTCATGCCGCCACCGCCTGAACACTGAACAGCCATTGCAGGGCTGCTATTGCCTGCTGGGGCACGACGCCGTTGCCGATGATGCGCAGCTGCGCATTGCGCGACACCCCCACGTCGGTGACCCAGCCGGCGGGCCAGCCCATCATCCACTCGGAGAACGCCGGCGCAAGCCGTGGCTTTCCATTGCGACTCAACTCCGTCGGCTCAGGAGCTGATCGGGTGAGACGCTCCCAACGATCGATCGCCGCCGCGTACTTACCCCACTTGCCGCCGAGGCGAATCACCCTGGTTTCAACATCATCCACACGCTCGGCGCGTGTGAGCAGGTTGGGGCCGCCGTCACCGTCAGAGCGGCGCGGGGTCGGAAGCAACGCGGCGACCGCGTCGGGAAGCATGTCATCGCCAGATGTCCGGAGGCGTCCATCGCGCAGCCTGCCGGGTCTATTGGCCTGCCCCTTGTGATCTCGGCTCGTCGGCGTCGGCAGCAGCGCACCTTCGGCGTATGCCTTGGCGACACCGGGCAAGAGCAGCTCGTCACCGCGCGCACCCGAGCGGGTCAGGTGACCACCCGTGCCGTCAGCGACCCCTGGGGTAGGCAGTAGATCTGCGATGGAGTCCAGCCCAGGGCGAATGGCTGCCCCCAGACTCGGCGATTGGTTGCTCCCGTACCGGCTGGCCGTCGGGGTCGGCAGCAGCTCTACCCGGTCAGCCTTGCCACCGCCGAGGGCAGCATCAGGTCGCCCGACGAGCCCCGCTGGTTCGGGCCGCCCTTGGTCCCATCGGTCGCCCGCGGGGTTGGCAACAACGAAGATCCGTTCGCGTCGGTGTGGGGCGCCGACATCGGAAGCTCGTAAGCTGCACCACTGCGTGTCATACCGCATGTCGGCCAGGTCTGCGAGTACGCAATCGAACCCCAAAGACCTATGTCCGGCCACATTCTCCAGGACGACGAGTCGGGGTCGTAGTACGCGAATTGCCTCGGCGACGTAGGGCCAAAGGTGTCGCTCATCATCGGTTCCTTTGCGTTGGCCTGCGGCACTGAACGGCTGGCACGGATACCCCGCTGTCACGATGTCGATCGGTTCGACACCAGTCCAGTCGGTGGCGGTGATGTCGCGGTGATTCGGGATACCAGGCCAACGAGCCGCCAGCACCTTGGATGCGTCATCGTCATACTCGGCATGCCAGATCGTTTGACCGCCAGTCACACACTCGACAGCTATATCTAAACCCCCCGCGCCAGAACAGAGGGAACCAATACGCGGCCTAGGCACTAGCGGCCTCCTGCCGCTTCACCTCAATGGCATGAGACTTGATCAGATCACCCAATACGGTCGGGTATCCATCAGCATCCACAGTCGGCGCGGTCGCCATCCGGTGGCCGGCAACCTCTTCAAACAGCGCCTTGAGGTCATCCATGGAATTGAGGGCTAGCGCCTTCTTGCGGTACTCAGCGACCGTGGGAACCTTCTCCCCGTCAGAAAGCCATTCGCTGATCTGCTGCGCCAACTCCTCACCCGGGAAAGGGATCACCGCTTTGGAGAGGGTGTGGATTCTGGACTTGACCACTGTCAAGGTGTTGTCGTGGTCCAGGTCCCCCACTAGGTCGAACTCGTACTCGATTCCGTCGCGCTGCTCAGGTTTCATACCGACCTTGCGGGGAACCTTCTTACCGCGCTCGTTCTCCTCAATCACATACTCCGTTTTGGAGCGCATGGTCACAACCACATGCCCAGGGAATGCGACCAGGGCGTCAATCATGCGGCGCTCTTCGGGGCGCACTTCCTTCCAGCCTGAAAAACTGTTGCCGTTCCTAGACCTTCGGTCTGCCTGCTCGAGCATTCCGTCCACGCCCATCCAGTAGTGCGAGAGGGAATCCACCACCACGCAGCCGTACTCGGCGCCGGCCGCAGTCCCTAACAGCTCGACAAGCGAGAGGGGTGCGAAGCTGTCGGGCTGCACTGTGTCGAACTGCCAGCCGTTCAGCCCCACATACTTCGATGCGCTCCCCCGCTCGGTGTCTACGAACGCAACCCGATCCGACAAGGCGGTTCCAAGGGCCAGCGCCGTGTAGGTCTTGCCGCTGCCACTAGGCCCCGATAGAGCGATCCGGGCGTGGGAGGCTTCCCGGGTCGCTGGCTTGAAAGTGAGCGTCACTGTTCAACCTCCATGTCAATCACGGCAGCATCCAAGGCGGCGGGGCCTTCGAGTGAGAACTTCCCGTGGGCCAATAGCTCCCGGATCACCTGCTCTGTGTGCTCGGTCGGTTTCACGGTCACGTACGGGTTGCCCTCGACCAGGATGATGAGCGGGGTATCTCCGTCGGAGAGCTCGCCGGCCTTCTTGAGTTGAGCTAGGAACGCGGGCCTGACCTGCTCGACGGTCTCCACCTCGTCCGGGTGATTAGCCTTCACCCACTTCAGTAGGGCTTTGTCGTCAACGACTTTCGCGTCAGTGCGCACCGACTTCACCGCCCTACCCACAGGCAATCCGTTAGCCCGCCCAACTACCGCGTCCCCAACCTCCATGGAATCCACAAGGTAGGAGCGGCCCTGGTTCTCTTGATCTTTAAGCGCCTTACCCAAGAGGGCGTACATCGCTACATGAGCTACAGCGTCACGGTTATCACTCATCGCGGGTTCCCCTTCTCGTCGTGCTCGTCATCTACCCAAAACCAGTCAGGAACAGCAGGACCGGGATCAGACAGACGCCGGTAATCGGTTGCGAGCCAATCGGACATACGGACACCACGAGTCATGAGGGATCACCGAGAACTTCGGTGTAGGGGCCACGACCCGTGAGGAATTCAGGACTCAGCACGCGGCTTCCATCCTCGTACACCCAGCCATCTTGCGTGTGCTGGAATTTCCAACCAGGGGTCTGCTCGCGGCCAACGAGCAACACGTACCGGGCTTCCCACACCGTTCCGTCTCGCGCCTCTTCACAATCCAAACTCGGAAGTACTCGGGGCTCAATAAGTTCGACGTAGGGGGCCGTCTCTGTTGGCTCATAATCGACGCCAAACCACCCGACTGTGCCATCTGGCCGTAGGCGCATCCACTGATCAGTGTTGAAAAGCACTTGACCGCCATCAGAGTCCAGCCACCGTGCTCCTTGTTCGTCTACCCCCAACCGATCACGGACACGGGGTGTACGAGGAGGCTTGGGAGCTACAGGCTCATTTCGACTCAGCCCGTAGGAGCTGGTGCTTCGTGGATCGCTTACTCCCGGTTCCTGTTGTGCTGTTGCGTCAGACACCTTGCGATACCCAAAATCCAAAAGCTCCCGAGCGCGGTCGTGGTAGTAGTTGGGCTTAGACCTCAACTCCCACTCATCTTCTGGCCACGTTCCAATGTGGATGGATAACCACTTGGCTAGTTCCTCAACTTCGTCCGGGTCGTCCGCTTGGCAGTGCTCCGCTAGATCCTGGTGGAAGTACGCTCGTAATTCCTCACGGGACGGTTCCCTCGGGTCGTAGGTCTCACCACCATCAGTGGTGGGGCCAGAGCCCACGGCTTCGCCGGGGGCGAAGATGACAGGCCAAGAGTCGGCTACTTTATAGCCGAAAATATCGACATCAGAGTCGTACAAATACGCCCAGTGCACTCCGTCAGAAAACCGCTTCCTAACGGCAATATTGTGGCCGTCTGACGCTCGTGCGATGGTGCCAACAGGCGCGCCCTCGGGGATGCTGTTAGCGGCAGCGATCATTTCGTCAACGATCTCTGGCCACTCCAGGAGGTCTTCGCGGGCATCCCGCTCAACAATCAAATCCGGTAACGCTGCCGCCATCGCTTTCCGCTGCGCCTCAGTCGGTTCCAGCTTCACAACGCCACCACCCTGTAGCCCTCTTCTGACAACACCTCACCGATACGGGCCATCACAGTCCCCGCATCACCACCCAACGAAAGCTCTTCCTCGATAGCGTCTTTAAGAACATCCTTGATGTAGTCGCTCATGACGCCTTCCTCACCGCAGACGGACGCGATCCGATCAGTAGCCGCACCAGCGAGACGTTCCCAATCCTTCTCGCCATACCCGAAATAGATCTCTTCCAAGCAACTCTTGAGCGCCCCACGCTGCACATCACTCAACCCACTCATTTGCATGTCCCCTGCCCGTTCGGCTCAATACCCCTGGAACGCAACACTTCATCACGCCTGGCCATAACCTCGGCAATAGAAGCGGACACATCAACACCGCCACGGCCGGCTAGGTCTAGATGCTTGAGCATTTCCGCGCACATCAACAACACCCGCGCATCAGCCTCGTCATGATTGATCGTGTACCTACTCATCGTCTGCGTACCTCCGCATATAAGGGAGTGGTTCAGGCTCATAGGTAGAGGGATGCTTTGACAGGCGGGCGATTTCACGGCGAAGGGCGGTGTTCTCAGAGCGCAACCGCCTTTCACTGCAGACCTGCAGCGCGGTCAGTAAGGCTGAATAGATCAGGATGAAGAACCAGTTTTCGCCAAGGTATTCGAGAATTGCGTTCATCGTCCACCGGCCAAGAACCATAGCCCCGCAATGAAAATGAACATCACAGCTGTGAGGGATACGAAGCCAAGGATGTTGGCGATCAGATGCCCATGCTGCGACGGATCGTTCTTTGGGCAATCCTCATGAAACGCTCCATGCTTGTAACACCAAGGGGTTGGATAGATCTGGATCATCAGTCCTCCCCACGCGCCAGCAGGGGCGAGACGTAGCCGGGTCGATGCTCGGTCTTCCAGCACTCCCATTCAAAGAACGCCCCAATCGCCAGGATCGGAATGCCGACCACGGCTACGACCGCTACGACAATGACGGCAACTGGTGAGCTCATGACCGACCTGCTCTCATATCTGAGAAATAGTTGGATAGGTATTGCTGAGCCGCCTCCCCATCCCCCTTGCGGCGTAGGAACTTCGGCGCCAAACGCTCAAGTCCCATCCACCATAAGAAACTGAGCGGAAGGGGTAGCGTGTAGCCAGGATCTATGGCCCGGTTCGCTTCGTAGAACCGACGGGTATCCCTGAGTGATGGCCAAGCCGTTTTGTAGAAGCAGTACATCGTGAGGGCGAGGCACGTGGTATTGAATACAAGGGAGAACATCACGCCGCCTCCCCTTCTTCATCTTCGGAATACTTGAACTCCATTCCGATTTGCGCGCAGGTACATGCGCGTTGGATCTCGGCGTTCAATGCCCGTGGGTTGACCCCGAGTTCAGCGCTAAGCGCCGTGTAGGTCTCCAGTTCACACTTGTCGTACCGCCACAACACCGACTCCGGGTTGGATAGTTGGCTGCGGACAGGCGCCAACATCTCCTCGATTTCTTCCAAGTCGATGTCGGCTGCGCAGTCGTAAACGATTCGCTCTACAGCACTTTCAACGGTCATGGCTGCGTCTCCCTCAAGTACGAGAGAGCTAGCTGGACGCCTTCACGCTTCCCCGCAAGACGAATGAATTCCGTGGCGCCCGCGGACTGGTGGAGCTTGAAGAGTTCACGGTCGGCCTTCTCTAGCCGTTCCACGACATCGGCAATTGCGTTTTCGTCGCTCATGCTTCTCGCCCTCCCTTGTAGTAGTCGGCGAACCGCTTCAAGAGAGTGATATGAGTAGGGCAAAACCAGATGGCGCTGTACGCCAACACTTGTCCCGCTACATACGGGTCGATGTTCGCTTTCTTGGTGAGCGATATCCCGGTGTTGAGAACGCCATCGATCGTGGGATCAGCGTCCAGACTGCGGCACACTGAGATGCCGTACTTCTCGGCCAGGTCTTGAGCCGAGTCCGCGTGAGCTGGTGGAGCACATGAAACCGCCAGGACTGCTACGGCTACAGCCGCGATGGAGCGCCTCATGACTCGTCCCGCCACTCCCCGACGAGTCGGCTAATAAGTGAGTCCGTTCTCCGAAGATCGTCCCGAGCATGCCGCTCGTTGACATAGATGGTGATGGAGTCGTATTTGGTCCTTACTGCCCACTCCCTCGTGAGAGGTGGTAAAGACTCTGCAGGGGTTTCGGAACTATGCTTGAACACGCCACACCTCCAAGGTGTTGGTTGCAGTGGCGCTGGGGCGGTCTTCCGCCAAGATGTCCCGCCCCAGCGTTCGGGGGTTATTCAGTTGTCGAAAGCGCTACGAAGCCAGACGTCTTCGTGAAGTTCGCGTCATCCCAGCGGGACCCGGAATCTCCGGGACAGCGGTAGGTGTGGGTCGCAGAATCTTGATGGCTGCGGCGATATCCGACTCGGACATCCGCCACTGCCGCCGCGCCTTGTATCCGGGTAGTTGGCCGGTGCAGAGGCGCTTCCGTAGCCAGTTCTGGGCCTGTGGAGAATCTGAGCCAACGATCTGCTGGGAAGACTCGGGGAGGCTGAAGGTTGGCTCGGTCATGCCGTCACCTCCATCAGTTCCGATGTTTGTGCGAGCTTCTTTCGGAGGAACTCGATTCCGCTGGGCCACACCGATGTTGTTGCGGTGGGTATGGTCTCCCCCGTCTTGCGGTTGATGAACGTCTGCGGGGTGACTTTGAAGTGGTGTTCGTACCGCTGGTACGGGAGGTTGTTCTTCTGGAGGACGCCGGACTTGCGGAGTTCGGCCATCATGATGTTGCGGCCCCAGCCGATCATCTTGGACACAGCCAGGAATGAGTATGTGCCGTCGGCGTCCATGAGTTCGTCGTAGAACTCGGCCTTGGGTTCCAGTTCGGCAACCTTGGCCTCGGCCAGCTCTGCGCGTTCGGCTTGATCGGCTGCGAGTCGTAGCGCTTCGGGGAGGGTCTTGGGGATGGTGAACTGTTCAGCCACCTCGGCTTCCCGGGTGCGTACGGCGAAGTAGGTCTGCGCCGCGGCTACTTGCGGCTTACGGGGGTCGCCGTTCATCGCGATCAGGTATGCGGCGAACCTCGTCACCTGATAGTCGGTCTGGGGCCTGCCATCCCCCTTTTTACTGACGGCAGTAAAAAGGGTCCGGACGTTGAAGCCTTGATTGTGGGCAGAGATTTTGGCCCGCTCGATGACTTGCTCAAAGTTCTGCCACTTGTCATACCCCATGCGCTCCATGAGCCACCGGGCCGACCAGCGGTCCTCACCCCCTTGTGGGCATGGCATACGTCCGGCATCGAAGGGTGAGCCGACATCCGGGGCGAGTTCGGAGTTCATGCGATCTCCTCGACGGGGCGCATGATCGCGATCTGCTCAACACCGAGGGCCTGCGCGGCGCGGGCAAGGATGACGTTCGTCAGCTTCTTGCGGCCTGCCTCGATATTGGCCAAGTATGGGCGGCTGATGCCGATCGCGGAGGCGAAGGGGTCTGGTTTGTATCCGCGCAATTCGCGCGCCATTCGGAGCGTTGCCCCGACTCGGACCCATTCCGGGTCTGGTGTTCCGGGTGATTCCTTGGGCATACATGGACAGTAGCGGAACAATAGGGAACATGTCAACGGAATTGTTGGGAACAGATTGGATCTGTCGGGAACTTGCAGCTCAGGGGTAGTGGCAGCGTTGGAATTACTCCGGTGTTTTCCCGGGTTTTACCCGTAAAGGAACGGAAACCCAGACTTGATGTTCCCAAGCGTTCCCGGCATGCTCAAAGGTATGAACACCCGCATGACACAGCGCACCAACCTCGAGGTCGGCGAGCGCGTGCGCGCGCGGCGAATCGAGCTGAGCCTCACTCCCTCGGATGTGACAACGGCGGCGGATGTTGACCCCAAGACACTTCAGCGGCTCGAGGATGGGTCGCGGTGGCCTATCGAACGGTCACGACGGCGGATCGAGCCTGTATTGAAGTGGCGGCCCGGGGCGCTCGATGTACTGAAGGAGGGTGGCGAACCGGAAGAGGATTCGGATCTAGATGACGTTGAGCAGGAAGTGGTTGAAGCGCCAGAGCTCGGGAGAGCCGCCCGCGACGTTGGCGCATCTCTACTCGACCTCATAGACCACCTGGTAGCAGGACCGCTCATTTCCGAGTCAACGGCCAGGGAGCTCGTGGCCGCAGCAGATGACTTCAAGCGCGCTGACGATCTGCTTGGCAGCTTCGTGTCCAACATTGAAGTGCACCTGAAGTACAGCGAGGAGCTGAAACGTTTCTCCGAGCGGGTGGAGCACGCCTTCCGTGGCACCAAGGCTGGCTCGAAAATGAAGAGGGTCACGGAACTGGAGCCTGATCTAGACGCCGGACCGTTGTCCTAGTTTTCCAGGTCCAAGCAGACATCAGAGCGAACCCAATACCGCACAGACATGATGGGGTCCACACCATCAAACTCGCCGTTACCGAGGTTTGAAACTCCCCAGGGATACACGCCGTGACGGCCCGGATGAGGCAGGCTAATATCCCGGCGCCCGCGGACCACAAATAGACAGTGGCGATGAACCTGGACGCGGGGTCGCGGCGCAACGCAATAAGCGCCCTGGATCCATATGCCAGCAGCCATGTGGTTATGCCGGTCATCACCAACCAGTAGGCAGTGAGCCAGGGGTCAGTTCCGACTCGGAAAAAATCCGGATGGAACCCCTCTACCCCGGCTCCCGACGTGAATGTCAGGAACATCAGTGGGATAGCGAGGGTGGCCGGTGTTTCAACGCACATTCGGAAGCGGACTTGGCGATGTTCATCTTTGAGGCGGGTTATGGCGTTGTAGACGATCGCGCTGGCCGCGACGATGTAGGCATCGTGCGCTATCAGGTCCTCGAGGTTTCGCTGCCCCGTCTGTTCGTACAACCACACCCCAACGGTTACAGAAGCCCACGGGGACATCAGAACTACGGCGAAAGCCTGTAGCGCGATGTTCAGCGAGGCCGCCACCTGACCTTTGCAAGTCCATGTCATTCGGCGGATCCATAGCGACCACGCGAAAACACTCACAGTGAAGATGATTAAGGGAGTGAGCACCTTGGCCCGCCCCCAGAGAGCCGACATGTGGTCCCCCGACCACTAACTATGGTGAATTCGGATTCAGGTGTCCGGCTGGGATTTTCGAGCACGATTTGCTCCTCTTATAGCGAAAAATGGTGTGCTTGATCACTGGGCGCCCAGACCCGCAGGTCGCAGCGTCCATCTAGTTGAGATGTATTGATTCGCAACAACTTCAGGCTGTGAGCTGTTGTTCACCTGATAGAAACCAAAGCACTACCAGTCACAGTGGTCAATAGGTTGGGGGGCTACAGATCTGTAGCCCCCTTGCGGGTTGTTTTAAAGTTGAATGATGGTCTCTGGTAACAACCAAGGCCAGTTTTTGCGGGCGGTACGAGATCGGGCTCAGATGTCGCAGCGACAGCTGGCACGACTGGCCGGATATTCCGACGGTCAGATACAACACTTTGAAGCGGGTCGTCGGCGCCCAAGCCCCGACGACCTGGGCAGGCTCGCCCGACACCTAGGTCTATCGTCTTGGGAAACGCACTACCTGTATGCACTAGGGGGGAAGTTGGCGAGCACGCCCGGAAGCGAGATACCGGATATGCAGAGTTATCTGGAATCCCTCAACCCACACCCAGCCGCCTACCTGTCGTCCGGGTGGACGGTGGAACACGCCAACTCCGAGTTCGAGCGGATCTTCAAAGGGTTATGGATTTCGCCGAACTTCCTCAACTGGCACTACGTCGGCCGCCGGACACCGGACATCATTCTCGACTGGGCGTCCTCGTCGGACTGGCTGATTTCCTGGCTGAAGTTCAACCTGGCGCTCTCCCCCGATGATCCCGAACTTCAGGGCGTGCTCGACAAAATGACGCCGATCTCCAGCTTCTCGAAACAGTGGGATCGCAACACCATTCCCGCCGACCCGGCATCGAAACCGTGGACGGTCCGCGATCTGGACAACGATTCCACTTTGCGTATCGATATGCGGGTGTGGCGTGCCGGACAGTCATCCGACCTACTGCTGCTCGGGGTTATACGGGAAACTGCTGACACATGAGGCGCCGCACCACCTCAAGGGTTTCGGCGAACCTGGTGATGCTCAACGCTTGATGCTCGCCCTCGATAACCTCAAACAGCACAGGACCGCCGAGGTTGTCTGCGACGAACGTGCCATGCTCAAGCGGAATGTAGAACTCGTTGCGGCCATGAATCACGACCGCGGGGCATTGGATCTCAGCGAGACGGTTCTCAATGCTGGGTCTTGTGAGCCATGCGTCCGCGACTAGTCGGATATGGCTCCAGTCCGCTTCGCGCCATCGATCCATCAACGCCGCACTGTCGGGTCCTGCGGCGGCTTCGGCGACCCGGAAGAACTCGCTGGTTTCTGGCCCCATGTTGGCGAGGATGTCCACACCCGCCCCCAGTGAGATGGATTCGCCGTGGTCTGTTGCTCGCGCAGTCGGCCCCACTAACAGCAATCCGGTCACACGCTCCGGTTCCAGGAGGGCTGCGTGCAGGGCGGCTGTGGCGCTGTACAGCTCGCCACCGAAAATTGCTTTCTCGATACCGAGCGCAGACGCTACCCCCAACGCGTCTTGGGCAACATCCGTGAATTGGAACGGCTTGCCGTCGAATTGGGTTGGGCCGTGGCCGCGCTGATCGAATGTCACCACCCGATACCCCTCACCGACTAGCGCCTCGGCTAGGGGTTCGAGGTGCACGGTGTCAAGAAACATTGGGTGCGACAGCACGACCGGCGCCCCGTGGCCACTATCGGTGTAGTGGATTCGCTGACCGTTCACATCGACAAAAGGCACCCGATATTCATACCCTTTTCGCGCCTGCTCACGCTGTGAAATGGCTGTGGGTGATCTTGTTTAGGCGTACAGTCCAGCGGACCGGGGTTTGGAGGGGCTGTGCTGGGACGGGTGTTCGATCCGCGTAACAACGCGCTCAATGCGTGGCGTCTCATCCTCGCCACGTCTGTAATCCTTTGGCACACCTGGCCATTAACCGGACATGAGATTCCTGCTAGGCCGATCACTCAACTGCTTTCCCAGGTTGGCGTGGACGGGTTCTTCGCTGTCTCCGGGTTTCTGATCACGTCCAGTTGGATGCGAAACCCCAACGTCCGCAAGTATTTCACCGCCCGCTGCCTGCGCATCTTCCCTGGACTGTGGGTGTGCCTGCTCATCACCGCGTTTGTGATCGCCCCCGCCAGTGTGTGGATCAAGCACGGCGCAATGCCCAGCCCCATGTCGGCGATCGCCTACATCATCAACGGCGGCCTACTGAACCCCTTTTACCCAGGTATCAGTGGGACACCTCAGGATGTGCCGTGGCCGGGGGTATGGAATGGGTCTTTGTGGACCCTCACCTTTGAGATGGGCTGCTACATCTTCGTCGCCATCCTCGGTGTCACGGGGCTGCTGAAATACCGCTGGACCATCCCCGTGGCTTTCGTGCTCGCGCTGTGCGGGACGGCGGTGTTCGGGTATCCGGCATTCGCGATGCAAACCATCCCCCAGATGGTCACCCGGTTCGCGGTGATGTTCGCGGCCGGGGCGTTGATCTACCAATACCAAGACAAGATCCCCGCCCGCTGGTCACTCATCGCCCTAGCCGCAGGAGTGGTGCTCATCTCCGGTTTCCTCCCCAACTATCGAGTGTTGGCAGCAATCCCCTTGGCCTATTTGGTTATAGCGTCCGGCGCTATGCTCAAACGCCCGAACCTGCGCAACGACCTGTCCTATGGGGTGTATATCTACGCCTTCCCCATCCAGCAGCTGTTGGTGATCGCCGGTCTCGGAACACTCGGGGTGTTCCCGTTCTTCGTCCTGGCAACCCTGGTGACACTTCCGCTAGCGGCAATGAGCTGGTTTGTGGTCGAGAAACGCGCACTCGCACTCAAGAAGCGGCAGCGAATCAAGGAGTCTGCGTGACCCTGTTCCTAGCCCTCTGGATCACGCTCGCAGTAATCACCGAACTAGCCAGACAGCAGGATTGCGAAGTGGCACTGCAGGACACATGGTGGTGATCTAGACCCCGCTGATTGCGTGAAAGCGCGGGATAATTGAACTATGGAGCGCAGATGGGGATACATCCCAGGGCGGGATGGAAACTGGAAGTGGGTTATCCACATTGACCGTGACGAAGCCGGTCAATGGTGGGTGTGTAGAGAGCATGAGGTCTTGGGATGTAGCCCAATCCGCCGCTTCCCCTCTGGCGCTGAGGCTATCGCAGCATTCGCGGCAGGTGGGAAATGAAGCGGGCATTCTGCCGACTATTTGGGCACGACGTGTGGAGAACCCTAGACGGCTGGGAGGGCGTGGGAACGCCGTTCGTATACAGGCTGGAGTGCGGCCGGTGCGGAACACGTTGGCGCGAGTCTGGTTCACCACTATTCACGGTAGGTAGGTGGGATAGGTGAGCGAGACTTAGTCTTGAATCCATCGACCGCGAATCTTGAATAGTGCGTAGAATATGCAGGTCAAGGGAGGGCTCATGGAAGAGCAAGAGCCGACAATGGTGTCGCCTGCAGCTCTCGCTGAGACCGGCGTTGTGGACATTGAACCAACCGCCTGGTCTGAGACTGACGAGATCGAAGAACCCGAACCGTATGACAACCCCGCCCGACGCAACTGGTTAATCAGCGGTGTCATCTTCGCCGCGACGGCAGCGGTCGCGGGTTTGGCTGCTGGTGGCGCGTACGTGTTCATGCGTGAGGAACGCGCCCCGGTAGCGCCTCTCACCTCAACGACGCAACCGCAGATTCCTGTTGCGCTTCCCCCGCCCGTGACGGTAACGACCGTGATTCCAGCACCGAGTACCCAGACGTTGAGTACGCAAGCGGCCAAACCCCCACTGGTCGACATGGCCAAGTACGACCAGAAGTATGTCGCCAGCATGCAACCGTTCGCCGCTGCCGAAGGATCTCAGATCACCGATCCGGGACTACTGATATTCCGCGCCCACCAAACGTGCGCCAAACTCCAATCCGGCTACACCGACGGCGCTTTAGCCCAGCAGCTGATGACCGAGTTCGACCTGACCGCCACCATGGCCGCCGCGATGGTCCGCAACGCGATGGCCATCTACCCCAACTGCCCCTAACTCAACAGCCGACCGATCGCAGCAGCGGCCTGCCGACCACTCTGCCGGTCCAAGTGCCCGTAGGTGTTGACGGTGGTGGTGATGCTTTCGTGTCCCAAATGCTGCTGTATCACTGGTAGTGGGATACCCGCTTGGATGAGCCAGGACGCACAGGTGTGGCGCAGGTCGTGAATCCGGGGCTTCTTCGTCAACCCTTCGCTCAATGCTCTGTTGACGGCGGGCGCCCACACGTTCGGGCTGAAAGAGTGTGTGCGCACAGGGCTGCCATCCTCCCGAACAACCCCGTCGGAGAACTTCCCCTTCCCCACACCAGAGTTGGTGAACACCCATGCCCCGGTGAGATCTAAGCCTTCGAGGACATTGGTGGCGACATCGATCGTGCGCACAGACTTCTTAGTCTTCGGCACACCCAACCTGTACCCACCGGAACCGGTCTTCCAGGCTTTCGTGACGCGCACCGTCCCCGTCTTGACATCGATATCCGACGGCTTCAACGCTGTGGCTTCCGACCACCTACAACCCGACGCGACAAGGAACCTCACTAGGGGACGCCAATACTCCGGGACTGATTCATTGAGAAGGCTGAACTCGTCTCGCGTGAGGAACACCATCTCTTCGCGATCCCACCGGGGCAGCCGGTTCCCGTCACAGGGGTTGGTTTTGACCTTGCCGTCACGGACCGCGGCGTTGAGGGCGCCGGCGAGGAATCCGTGCTTGTTGGCGATCGTCTTGCCCGAGGCGCCGTCGTCGTGCATGTCGGCTATCCAGCGCGCAATATCTACTCGTGTCAGTGCCGTGAGGGGTATAGCGCCGATGCCGTCCATGTCGTTTCGGATGTAGGCGCGGTACCGCTTCACCGTTCCGGGTTCAACCCCGGTCAGTCCGTCGACGTGCTCGACGAGGAATTGGGACAGGGTCTTGGCTTGCCGCGGCGACTGCACGATCCGCAGAATCTCTTTGGCCTTCTCGGCGCCGACTTGATCGATGAGCTTGCGGCAATGCTCAGCCTGCAAGGGGTCGTCGTAAGACAGTGAAGTCTGCTTCCCGCTGTCGCGGAAGTACACGCAGAAGTAGACCGACCCGTCTTTGCGCTGTCGTTCCTTGACCCACGCCAT